GTTAGAGCGATAGTGATAGGTTGCCGCTATGAGAGTGCTCCATGCCTAGTTTCTCGCAGGATGTTTTCTCGTCCATGGCATCGTCAGTCTCGTATGACGCCGACAGCCAGACTATGATAATCACGTACAACTCCGGAAAGTCATACGCCTATGCTGGCGTGCCTGAAGAGGTGGCTAGGGACACGGCGAACGCGGCGAGTGTTGGCGAGTTTATCAATGACAACATCAAAGGCCGCTACAGCTTTCGCCGTCTATGAAAGCATGCGCAAGCTAGGGCGGGATGCCATGGTGCGCAAGGAATGGGCGGCTGCGGAGTGTTACGGCTATTCGGCGTTGCGGCTAATACGGGAAATCAATGAAGCAAAGCGAACCATTTACCCAGATGGCGGAGAAGATCGAGCGCAATCCTGAGTTCGGTGGCGCTGTGGTCATTGTCCCGCCCGGTCAGGAAGAGGCTGTGACGTGGCTGATCGTGGATGACAAAAGCGATATTCTGCGGTTCTGGGTGAAGCTCAAGACCGACATCGACGCCATCATTCAGCGCCTGGACGAACGCGCACGGATGCAGTCAGGATTTGGCCAGATGCGTTAGATGTGCAGGGCGCTAGGCAGCATCTTCAACAGGGGGATCAGGACATAGAACAGGACGATTGCCACCACCGCGATAATCAGGATCACGTCCACGACCTGCTTGATCCAAGCATCCATCGGGATCAAGCCAAGGATTAACCGCACCGCCCACAGGATGAAACCGGCGACTATTAACGCTATAACGATCTGGATTAGCGTTGCCATCATATCCTGATAAGTTCCGCCTATGCCCTACGGTTCCAAGAACGTCGTATCCGATACTAACGGCGCTGTTACGGACGGCTTGTGGAACGTCCCCGGTGTTGGTCCGGTGCCCAGCCAACCGCTGCAACCACCCGCTATTGCCCAAGACTTAGCGTCATGGGCGGCAGTGCCCGGTCAAGTTATGGCACCGCAGCAACCGCAGACACCCGGTCAGTGGTCCGATGTGGATGAGGCAACCCGGCAAGCCAATATCGCACAGCAATACCAGTGGGGACCACAGACGGCGCTCACAATGATGGGCGCTGGTGGAGCGCCCGCAGAGGCTTCCGTGGCCATGGGTCGCCCGTCGATTGAATACCTAAACGCACGCAGAGCGGCGAAGCGGGCGAGCGGCGGCAGTAAACAAGCCGAGAGGAAGGTTACGCAGGGGGAGTTGTTTCGGGAAGAACAAAGCGCAATGACCCCGGAAGAGATCACGGCGCAGAAAATCGAAAGTGCATGGTCGGATCAGCGCATTGCTCAAGAGGTTATGTGGGACAAGATATTTGAACAACTCGGATTAACACGCGGTTACAGCCTTGATGAAACTTTTGGTTCCGGCAGTCGCAAGCTCGCTGTGCCATTGGCCTTTAATGGAAGCTTGAAAAACGCTGAGAAAGTATTTGATGAAAACGGAGCCACTATTCACAAACTTCAGAAGTCGGGCCGCTGGCCTACCTACGTTGCTACAAGTCCCATTGAAGGCGAGGCTTATCAGTTCAGAGATTTCGATCAAGCCATGCAGTGGGTTGCTCCGCCGAAAATCATGCGTCCCGATCCTGCTGCTCCGGGCGAACCGCCTCCATGGGCCGCTGGGTTAATGGCCGCTGGTCTGTTTCCGAAGCTTGGACACGGCGACGAACCGCCCAAGCAGACAGGGCCTAGAGAACCGGTACTCCCGATCTTGCCGGACGAACCCATGCCCAAGCCGCGCAAGCCTACCGGCGAAGGGATACACTCGGATATTCCAGGCATGAAGGTAGCGATGGCGAAGAAGGAAAAGCCTAAGCCGCCGATCACCATCAATCCAGCCCTGCAAGAAATGATCGAGCGTGTAAAACGCGGGGAGTTTACCAAAGGGCTGCAACAGCAACCGTATCTAGCCCCACCAAGCGAGGAAACCGGTGGCTAAGGGCTGGAGCAAGCAAAAGCGTCGGGTCATGGAACGCGGCTTCTACGCGTTCCTGTCCCGCACATGGGTCAATTCCAAAGAGTATGGCCGCATCTGCCTTGGCGAGAAGCTTTATGACGGACAGAAGCGATTTATCAGGACCGTCTTTGATGCCTTGGAAAATGATAAGCACAAAGTGTTCGTGCTTAAATCGCGGCAATTGGGCCTTTCTACTATTTCCAGAGCGTTATCGGCCTTCTATATCGGAATGCATGATGGAATGCAGGGAGCCTTGGTGTTTGACACCATGCCCCACCGTGACAGCGCTCGCATCGAGCTTGGCAAACTCATCCGCAACCTCGATCCGTCCCTGAAGTTTCCGCGCGTGTTGGGGGTGGGAGGGTCAGGCAATAGGGACAGCTTACAGTTGGAAAATGATGCCCGTATCTTGTTTCTTTCAGCAGGTACACAACAGCGCAGCACTTCAGGCACTCTAGGACGCTCCGAAGGTCTGTCGATGGCTCACCTGTCGGAGCTTTGCTCATACGATAATCCGGAGGGCCTGAAGGCATTTGAGCAATCCATGTCCGAGTTTCATCCGGACAGGCTTTACATATACGAAAGCACGGCGCGGGGTTATAACCAATGGAAGGACCTGTGGGACAATGCGTGTGCCGATGATGTCCATTGCGCAACTCTTTTCTTGGGGTGGTGGTCGCGGGAAGACCAACGCATCAACGAGGATGAAGGCGATTTTGAAGTATATGGCAGAGAGCCGCCGTCGCAACGAGAGCGGGAGCGAATTGCCGAAGTTCGCAAGCTTTACGGGGTGGAGATATCGCCTGAGCAATTGGCTTGGATACGAAGAAAGGTTGATCCAACCGCGCGACCAGACGGAGACACAGACGCAGGCTTTGAGGCCGAAGACAACGTCATGCTCGCCGAGCAGGCTTGGACTGCCGAAGAGGCGTTTCAGCAGACTGGCTCAAAGTTCTTTGGTGCGAAAGCGCTCACCGAGGTAACCCGTAAGAGTTCGTCTAACAAGTTCAAGGCCTACATGTACTGGGCTGGGGAGGAGTTCCCACCTCGTATATTTCACGCAGAAAACCTGAAGATGACCGAATTGAAGGTCTGGGAGGAACCGGACCCGGACGGGGTGTATGTGCTAGCGTGTGATCCGGCCTATGGGGAGAATGAGGATAATGATCACTCGGCAATTCAGGTGTGCCGGTGTTACGCGGATGGTCTTGATCAGGTCGCGGAATATTCTTGGCCACTCGTCACGACTTATCAGCTTGCTTGGGTTATCGCCAGTCTTCTTGGTTGGTATGGGCAAAGTCGTTCTGAAATTAGATACATACTTGAGCTTAACGGACCCGGAACAGCCGTCTTCAATGAGCTAAAGAACCTACGGGGCAAGATCGAAGCAACCAAGTACACGGCAGGGGCGGACGATAAGGGGTTGGCGGATATATTCCGTAACGTCAGGACCTACATCTACAACCGCCCTGACGCGATGGGGGCGGGTTTCAACTATCATTGGAAGACCAACATCAGCCTCAAAGTCACGGTCATGGAACGGCTACGTGACTTCGTCGGCAACGGCAAGCTACAGGTGCGCTCGCATGCCCTGTTGACCGAAATGAAGTCAGTGGCGCGGGAGGGGGACAGCATTTCCGCCCCGCGTGGTATGCGCGACGACCGCACGTTCGCCATGGCGCTGGCGGTGCATTATTGGGAAACCAAGGTGGTTATCCCGCTGGTGGCGCAAAGGCGCACCAGAGAGGCGGAGGCGGCCCGCAGAAGGCTTTCTATCGTTGACCAAGTAGCGCTGTTTAACCAAAATCACTTGGAGATGTTCTTTTCGGCCAAGCGGCAGCGGCGCAATGCCTTGCAAGCGCAGATAATGCGGAACTCTTGGCGAACTCAGGGTCGGAGATGGTAGAGACGAGGGTTAAGGTGCGGCTTCAGTGTCCAGAGTGCGCCCATAAGTTCTACGCCAAGACGGCGTTTCCGGAGTGCTGCCCCAATTGCGCCTATGAGTATCAGGAACCGGACGACACCGTCATTCCGATGCCCTCACTTCGCTCCGCTACCACCAAGGCGACCGATAAAGTCTACCGGGACATGGAAACGTCTTCGATCCACCGCGCCGAAGAAGCGGCGAGGATGGCTGGGGTGCCCGTTTCTGAAATGTCCCATCTCAAGATAACCAACCTGCGCGATAACGTGCAGATCGGCGAGACTTATGCGATGCCGGTAAAGAACTCTGTTACGGACGCGATGGATGCCATGCGCGCCAGAGGCATTCAGGCTGGTTTTGTGGATGGTTCCAGCTTTGCCGCCAACGTCAACCAAGGCTTTGCCCCCCGATCCGGGGCTGGTGTATTGGATAGGATCAATCCTAATGCCCGTGGCAACAAGCTTAATGCGCAGTTCAAATGATCCCCGGCGGCGTTCCGACACGTAAGCGCGATCTGGTCGGCAAGGTTCAAGAGTGGGTGGATATTTGCCGCGCCAGCCAAGGCATGCGCGCCGCCTACTACCGCACCATGAACGCATTGGCGGAAACTGGCCGCTACGACGGCACCAAGTCGCTGATCAACATGCTGCATAAGGCGCTGGATGAGACCGCAGCGCATCTGTTCTCTCCGGTGGAACTCAAGTTCTCGATGGATTTCGAGAAGCCCTACGACAAGATCATCTATCAGCGTGGGGCAGAGGCGGCGAAGGGCGTTACCCGCATCTGGGAGCGCAATTCAACGGACGTCACCTTTGGTCGAGGGGTATTCGAAAGCCTCAAATACGGTGCTTGCCTGCTGAAGCAGTTCGTCATTTTTGAGGGCGAGGGCAGGGATGAGCATCCGGTTTATTTCGATAAGCTGGTGATGCCATGGAACTTTGGGGTTTATCGGGAGGATGAGAACCGGATCGACCGGCAGGAAATCCTCTGTGAGACTTCCGCACTAACAGGACCGGAGGTCTGGCAGCGCATTTGGCGCATGCCCAATGCCGAAAAGCTCTACATCCAGATTATGACTAATGCCCGCAAGGGTATCGCCACAGGGGAGCCATCAAGCTTCTTTCACCAGATATTATCCACTTCGCAACTCAATACCGGCATTCAATCTATGACGACGCCGGTTCCCGGCGGCATCGTGCAGCTCAACAACGACCCGAATTACTCATTGATGGGTCCGGTCATCAATACCGAACTGGTGCAGATGCATGAGCTATGGGTCAAGGATGAGCACGACTATACAACCCTCCAATTCATTGAACCGGACATCATCGTCACTCCGCACATGGACGGCGATGTCGTGTTCAGGAAGGGCAACCTTCTGGGACGCGGTAGCGGCTTACAACCTTACCGCCTTATCCAACCTAATGAGACAACTGGCTGGTTCTGGGGTCGATCTGAGCTTGTTGATCTAATCGAGCCGCAAGCGTTGCTGTCGCAATGGTGCGAGGACCTCAAGCGCATGTACGGCTTGCAGGTCGATAAGCTGATCTTTTTCTCCGCCGATACGACTATCACTGACGAACTCTATGCCCAATTCCGTAGTGCCGGTTACGGTAACTTGCCGCAAGGCGCGCAAGTCAACGATATGACGCCCAAGATACCGCCGGAAGCTTTGGAGCTACTGGAGTGGATACAGGAACAGGTCAACATCCTGCGCGGGTTCCCCAAGATCATGCAGGGGCAGGGCGAGCCGGGAGTGCGCGCGGGCAGTCATGCCAACATGCTGATGAAGACGGCCTCGCCGACCTTGCGCGACCGGGCGCTGATTATCGAACGGCAATGCGCGGAGTGCGCCGATCTCACCGCGTCATTGCGTGAACTCAAGGACGAGACGTTCTATTGGACCAGCGGCGACGCGCCGGTCATTGAGAATATCGAGAAGACCAAGTTCCTGCTCACCGACCTGCCGCCCGATTGGCGCATTACCGTAGACAGCCATTCGTCATCGCCGATCTTCAGCGACGAGAATACGCAACTGGTATTTGCCGCGCATCAGCGCGGTATTGTCGATGATGAGTATGTGATCGACAACACGCCGCTGCCAAACAAGGAGATTGCCAAAGTCGGCAACCGTGATCGCAAGAAGCAGCAACAGCAGATGTTCGAGCAACTGAAGCAGACCGATCCAGCCTTGGCTGAGAAGCTGATGGAAAAACAGCTTGGCGGCGGCAAGAAGAGATAGCTACTGGCGGAACGCTCCGTTCGGGCCAAACGGTGTGATTACTCCGGGAGCTTGTTGTTGCATCCGCATTGCCGCCATCAGGGCGGGATCAGCCTTGGCCATGTTGTTCGCTTCGACCTGTGTTCGCATTTGATGCATGCCGCGCTCGATCTGCGCCAGCTTGGACTTCGTCAGGTCCTCAAACATGACCCCCTGGATGATCTCCCGTCGCACGCAGGCGTGCTGTCCGTAATCGTCGGTGATGTCGAAGTCCTTGCTGTCAAATGTGGCAGGGTTCTTGAAAGCGATAACTGCTTGATTGAATGTGTCTTGGTTTTTGAACAGCAGCGTGAACGGCACGCATGCGTTGCCAAAAATGATGGTCATGGAGAACATTTCAGTTCCTCCTCGATAGCGCCCACTCAATGAATTCAGTGCGCGGGAACCGTATCCGCGTTTTCGATACGTACACTATTGGCGGGCCGCCCTTCTTCCGGGGTAATTGGCACAAAAGGTAGAGCGTTGTCGGGGATATGCGCAGGAATTTCGCGGCGTCTTTGGTGGTCCAGAAGAACGGCTCTTGTAAGTTTGGCGCTGCCATTGCCAAATCCGGTGAGAACTCTGGCGTTCTTACGTAAATAGTAATCAACCAATAGATAAAAATGGTGGAGTTTGTCAATCCGTAGAACGATTGTCGTTTCGTTGCGGCGGTAAGCCGTTCACCGCAGGGCTGATCGCTCGCCCTGTCAAGATGGAGTGACACGATGGAAACGCTTCGCTATCGGCGTGGTCGTAAACACCGCCGCAAGTAGACCCTTCTTGGGTGGAAAAGATGCGGCGGCCTTGCGATAGCGGGTCGCCGCTTTGTTGTTGACACGATGCCTCAAATTGCACCGCCTGCTGCTAGACCAACTCCGACCGCTGGCGCGGGCGGTGCTCCTTTGGGGTCTACCGGGGCAACAACCCCGACTGCTAATCGTGGTGGTGAGGCAGCGGCAATTCAGGCGGTGTCCGCTGCGGCGCAGATACTGACGCATGCTCTGACGCAGGCTGGGGCCACGTCGGAAATAGGCGGCAAGCTTTTGGATATTTTGAAAAGCTTAAATAAAATAGCACCTCCCGGCGCATCCAGTCCTGCCGGGCAAAAGAACGTCATGGACCAAGCGCAACTCCGCAATGCCCAGCAAAATCAGATGGCGCAGCAAATGCGCGCACAGATGATGAAGCAAGGCGGCGGCGGAGGCGGCGCTCCTCCTGGCATGGCCGGTGGTGGCGGTGGTGGTGGTGTGCCGCCGGGAATGGCGGGCTAAATGGATATCTTTGAAAATAAAAATCATCGCGGTCGGTTGATCTACAACGGATCAAAGCCGGTTCGCTCGCTGCAAGCCCCGGAAGAGGGCAGCGGTGATCTCTATGGTTTTTATGGTCAGGGCGGCTGGGGCAATCAGCACAGCGATCAGTGGGATCGCCATGTGCGCAATATCCCGAACAGGGACGGTGAAAAGTAACGGAGGCATCCAATGAGTAATCTGAATATTTTTCAGAATAACACCAAGTCAGTCCCTGAGAGCGACGAACAGATCGTGCGGGTTGACTTGATGCAAGCCGACATCGGTGGTCGGCACAGTCATTTGCCTGCAAAGCATGTGTCTAAGGAACTGCCGCTTTCTCACGTTCCGAATGCTGGTTCAGCGCCGGGTAACACGAAGTAACTCGTCATGGCTAAGATCGAAGTAGACGAGGAACAGTACAATCTGGGCATGCGTACTTTGCAGACGATGCGCAAGATCGCATCGAACCCGAAGAACGCGCGCGCGCTGGAAGCGATGCATAAGGAAGTCGATCCCAACGTAGCTACTCCGCTGGCGGATGCCGACAAGGTTGCCAATACCCGCGTCGAGGCGCTGGAAAAACAGATTGCCGAAATGGAGAAGAAGCATGATGACGAGAGGAAGAAGGACGAGGAGGAAAGGGCGCAGGGGCTACTGAGGTCCAAGTGGGAGACAGGCCGCCAGAAACTTCGTGATCAGGGCTACAGCGAAACTGCAATCGAAAAAATAGAAAAAGAGATCATGGAGAAGGAAGGCATCGTTAATCACGAAGCCGCAGCCGCCTACTGGGAGAAGCAGAACCCGCCGCCTCCTCCCACCATGCCCGGCGGCGTCGGTGCGTGGAACTTCCTCGAAACACCACCCGAAGACAAAGACAGCGACATCAAGCGTCTGATCGACAGTCGCGGCAATAGCGACGTCCTTACGGACAAGATGGCGCGCGAAGCTCTCAATGAGTTCCGTCAACAGGTCGCCCAAGCGAACAGGCGGAGGTAGAGGAGATAAGAGATGCCCCTTCCCGGTATTGGCGCAACCCCCGCTGCGGGTTCGCTCTATAACGAGCTAGCCGCTGTTACGCGCCGCGCCTTCGTCCCGCGCTTGTTCGTCCAGATTTATTTCGGGTCTGCCAGTCTGTACTACATGATCGGCAACGCCCAACGGGCGGCAGGCGGCCTGAACCAGATCACCATCCCGGCGCAAGGCCAGAGCATGGTGCAGGGTCAGTTCGTCGGCTATGGCGGCGGGTTTAACTCGCCGGTCATAACGCCGGGGATACAGAACCTTCAGTTCGCTATTTCCTACTGGGTTGTCCCGGTACCATTGCCGTTCGGCGAGACGGTGATCCAAGCCACGGATCGGGAGATCAGCCTTCTCAAGGCCCGCATGAATGACGTGTATGCGGTAACGCGGCAGCAAATGGCGCGGTTGCTGTATACGAACAACACCACCAACGGACTGTTCCCTGACAGCTTCCTGAACGCCTTCGATAACGGGACCAATTTCCCGATCTACGGCGGCATTAACCGGACAGCACAGGGCAACAGCGCGTTCCAAGGTCAGTTGATTAACGTAGCCACTGGTGCCTATTCGACCGCGACTGTCACCACTCTGGGCTTCAACCGTTCGACCATGGCGACTTTTGTCGCGCAGGTAACGGACGCAGCGGGCGGTGAGGCCCCGACATTTGTGGTCATGTCGCCCGGCGATTATGCCACGTTGAACAACAGCTTCATCGGGATCGAGCAATTGAACCCGGTGGTTGGCAATGCCTACAACATGGATACGCAGGTTCGCACCAGCTTCCCGAACTTAGTGGTATCGGGGGTGCCGGTCTTTAACGATCACTTCTGTCCGAAAGGGCAGGTTTTCGCGGTCAACTGTAAGTACACGGCTATGTATTTATCAGAAGACGCAGCCTTTGATTTTTCAGGATTTTATAGCTTGGTCCCCCTTGGACAAATCGGTCAGCAGGGGGTGACCGTTGTTGGCTATGAGGTCTGTACTGGAAAGCCATCAGCGAATGCGGTGACGACATCGAACGTCGGCGGCGCGCAGTTCTAACGGAGAAAAAGCACAATGTCTGGTCCGCTCCAAGGCCCCGGCCAAGGATTACAGTTCCCACAGAACCTGTATCCTTCAGAACTGTCACAATCGACCTATGACGCCTCGTCAAACCGTATTTGTTTGGCAGGAGGGCAGTCACTGGTTGTGCCGCGCGGCACATGGATACTCACGGAGGGCATGTACTGCGTCCTCCAGTATCTTGATCCCGTTACCAACACATGGGTTACGGGCGCGTCGGGAGCTTGGGAACCGGGCAACCGCATTATCGACAGCGACGGCTTTGACGTTCGCATCGCCAATCTGACCGGATGTCCGGTTGCGGCGACTATCATCCAATACGGTGGCGGCTGGGTACAGTCCTCGACTACGGTAACGGTAACCGGCGGCGGTGGCTCAACGTGGGCACCTATCGTTGGCGGGCAACTCGGCAACGCCACTGTGACTTCTGCTGGAGCCGGATACGGTATTGCGCCGCTGGTCTTTATTCCGCCTCCCCCAAGTAACGAAACCAACCCGAATGGGATCGGCGGTATTCAGGCGTCTGGCTGGGCCAATATCGCATCCGGTACGGTTTCAGGTTTTACCTTCAACAATCCAGGCGCAGGGTATCCGACTGCTCCTACCGTGGTTGTGGTGCCGTCGCCGTTCGATCCCAACCTTGCGACCGGTATCACGGCAGCGACCATCACGGTCCAGACAGTGGGTGCTGGGTCGATCACGGCCGTTCTCTGCACCAACAACGGCAACACGCTTACTCCAGGCAACCTGACGCTGACGCCTGCCGGTGTTGGGTCCAATGCCACTATCGCGCCCGTGTTTATGATGACCACGACAGCGGTCAGCTTGAGCGGCACGGGAACTGGATGGGGCACGTTGGGCGCTGGCGTTACCTCTACCGGCGGCGCTCCCAGTGTTGGCACTATCACCAACGGCCCGGACTTTGAGCATTTGACCTTCAAGCCACGTCCATTGCAGGCGACAGCCGCCGTAACGGCACTGGGCACGGTGGCGGCGCAGCTTGCGACCATTATCGACGGCGGCTTGTTCGAAGGCACACCGCAGCCTTCTCAGATGGCTGGCGGTGCGGCTGGAACTCCGGTTGGCAATACCATCGCCCTGACAATGGGAACTACGCAGGACATCATTGTCATTCAACCGTTCAAGACATAATGGCATCAGCAACCTATTCGGTAGGCACGACAGGATTTCGCCCGCGCAATCCGTTCGGGGTGAAGATTACGCTGCCTGACGCGGAGATTGGCGGTAACAACTCCATCGCCAATACTAACTTTTTGGGCGCTATGTCCCGTGGAGATGTGTTCTTGACGCGGGGAGCGGACGGCATGATGCGGGCGCATCGGATTGATGCAGAGCGTTCTACGCCCGGCTACATCGTTGTAATTCCGGTATGATGGTACGGCACAGGAGCGTGTGCCGTGCTCACATACTATCAAACTCAGACCGCTAGATTGCTTCAGAACCCCGGTGCCCCTACCGGGCTATATTCGACCAGCGACATCACTTCCTACGTGAATACCGCGCGCGGGCAATTAGCGGGGGAGGCGCGTTGTATCCGAGTTCAGGGGACTATCTCTACGGTTGTTGGACAGCGCAATTATTTATTTTCAGCGATAAATCTTGGCGGTTCGCCAGCCGCTACCGGCATTCAAGGCGTCATCCATATTCGCTCGATCCGGTACGCTGTTGGTCTTGGCTTCAAGGAGCTTCAGCCGCGCGCGTGGCCTTGGTTTGAGCTTTACCACCTCAACAATCCTGTACCTCCGTCTAGCTTCCCTGTGATCTGGTCCCAGTACGGGCAGGGTTCGTCTGGAGGTGGCGGTGTCACCAATGTCGGCAGCGGCACTATGCTTTCCGGCAGCTTCTATATCGATCCGATACCGGATGCGATCTATGCTTTGACCTGTGATTGCGTTTGCTATCCAAACGCCTTGGCCACCGACACCGATATCGAGGCCATCCCCTATCTGTGGACAGATGCGGTCCCGTTCTATGCTGCCTATTACGCTTTGTTGTCGGCGCAGACTTCGGCGCGGATGCAAGACGGGGAGCGGTATTATCAATATTACACGCAGTTTGTGCAGCGGGCGCGCAGCGCAGCGACGCCAGACGTTCTGCGTTACGAGTACGAACAGGTCCCTGACCCCACGGCACTCAATCAGATGGGCTTGCCGCAGGGGCGAGGAGCTTCGCAATGACCGCCCTGTTCGATCACTTGAAGATGACCCAGCAGTTTCTGGGTGACGAAAATCAGCAGCGCGTCAACCCGCAGGACATGATCCGCTGGGTTAACCGGGGCCGCCGCAAGGTGGCAAGCCAATGCCAGTGCGTGCGGGTCAAGTCCTCGATCAGCGGGCAGGTGTTAAGTTGGACGGTAACCAGTGGCGGTACTGGCTATACGGCGAACCCGACTTTGGCGATTACTCCACCGGATTTCCCTTCCGGGCAATTGCCATTGCCGAATGGCGCGCAGGCTTTCGCTACCGCCAATGTTGTCGGCGGAGTGATTACGTCGATCAATAACGTCTATGGCGGTGCGGGCTACTTCCAGCCGGTAATGACGATTACTGATGCCAGTGGCACCGGAGCAACCGCAACGCCTGTCGTGTCGTTTGTGATGACGCTCAATCGCGGGCAGGAAGTATACAATTTTGCTGATGTGGATTTGTCGGAATTTCCCGGCGTAGCGTCGGTTTATGCAATTCGTAGCGTATCAATCATCTACTCCAATTACCGATATTCGCTGCCGATGTATTCGTTCTCGACCTATCAGGCGATGATCCGGCAGTACCCGTTCCAGTATCAGTACGTGCCTACGTTCTGCTCTCAGTATGGGCAAGGTGGTAACGGTTCGCTCTACGTTTACCCGCTGCCGTCACAGACTTATCAGATGGAATGGGACATGCAGTGTCTCCCGCAAGAATTGATTGATGATCAGAGCGTAGAAATCTTACAGCCGCCATGGGATGAACTGCCGCCGTATTTTGCTGCGCATTTGGGCTACGCCAAGCTTCAGAACCTTAATGCCAGCAAATATTACTTGGACCTCTATACCAAGATGGCACAGGAGTACTCTGGCGAGGCGCGCATAGGGCGAGTTGTCAATCCTTACGGACGTTACTGAAGATTGTGGTACTGGGTGTACGGCTATCTGGGAGGTCATACGATGCTAGCTCCGACAATTAGACGCTTCAGTTCCGCTGATCTGAGTGACAGGGCGGGGTGGATCATGCAGCGCTTGCAGACCCGCTATCCGCACAAGAGCGAGGTCACCATTGCCAATTGGATGCGCCAGCTGGCCAATCGCAATGACTGCCTTTGTATCCGCACTGATCACGCGATAGCGCTGGCGGAGGTGGTTGTTATTGATCTGATGGACGAGCACCCGGTTGTTTACGAACGGTTTGTCTACTGCGAGAACCGGCAGAGCATCAATCACATTGACGAGGCGGTTATCTTCTACGAGGAGTTCAAGCGCTGGGCCAAGTCAATGTCGATTGAGAAAGTGATCGTCAATCAATTTAGCGACGTGCCAAGAGAACGCATCAAGGAAGTATTTAGGCGATTGTCCACGGAAGACATAACATTTGCGAGGGTGTAAGTGCCCTCTGAACAACAGCGCGACGAAGGCGATACCGGAGCGGCAAGGCGCGGTCCAACTCCGCTTGTCTGTGAGGCATTCCAGGGTATTCAAACCAAGACTACCCGCGCAGGCGTACCTGATCAGCAGATGTTCTGGTGCGACGGCTGGATGCCGGTTGCGCCGCGCAAGCTGCGCACACTGTGGGGCATCGGCTCGAAGTATACGCCCAGTGAGGGGATTGTTTGCTTCTACTTCTACAATCTTGGGGCCACGCCTTATGCGGTAGTCTTTTTGGCAGACGGTTCTGCAATACAGGTTAACACTACAAACTACGCTGTTACACAGATCATGCCGCCGGGCACGATCAGTTCTCCGTCCGTCACCAGTCTAGGGGTTACGCAATATGCCAGCCAGTATCTCATTATTGTTGCCAATCAGACTAACGGCTATTGGGTGTGGGATGGGACAAATCTTTACGGGTCAGGATCGTTAGAGCCGGGAGTTACGCTTACCAACGTTGGCAGCGGTTATACCAGCCCCCCAGTTGTTACTGCTACCGGCGGTAACGGTTCTGGAGCTAGCTTTGTTGCCGCCATCAATAACGGGTCGGTTACCAGTGTAACCATGACTAACCCCGGTTCGGGTTATCAGGTTGGAGATCAACCGACACTGACGTTTACCGGGGGCAATCAATCTGGCAGCGGCGCGGTACTAGCCGCCAATATGACATTTAGCGGGACAGGTACTGGGGCTTCGGCTACTGCAACAATTTTCCAGCAGGGGTCATCTGGCGGAAATTCGGTTTTCCATGTTCTGAAGGTGACTGTGAATGCGGGTGGGTCTGGTTATTCTTCGCTAACGCAGGCTCACGTTTCGGGCAGTGTCGCCAACAACAATCCAGCAGTTCTGTCAGTAACTATTGTTAATGGCGCGATTACTGCCATAACCGTCAAAAATGGTGGGGATTATTTTTCTTTAGGTACTACTGTGTCCATTACGGATACGGGCTTTTGGTTTGTTTCGTCGGTAGGGATTATTAGCGGTGGCTCGAACTATAGTTCGTCTCCAACAATTACCGTAACTGGTGGTAGCGCACAGACACAGGCAGTGATGTCTCCAGTTGTTTCTGGCGGGTCTATCATCGCCGTCAATGTTACCAACCAAGGTGTTTATACGACAAGCACCGCCCCAACATTGGCGGTGAACGACACGGCGGTAACCGCCGCTGGAACTATTGCCCTGATGCCGTTCGGGGTGCAGGGCACTGCGGTTCAGACCTATGCCGGTCATGTTTGGGTTGCCAATGGCAACGTTATTCAGTTTACCGCGCCGGGCTCAGTTAGTGATTTTGCTACGTCAGATGGTGGTGGCGCGATCTCGTCTTCCGATAATTTTTTGAGAGTGAAGTATACCGCCCTGATCCAGAGCAACGGATTTCTGTTCCTCGTCGGCGATAGCTCGATGAATTACATTTCCGGGGTGCAAACCAATACGCCGCAAGGCGGCAACCCGACAACGACGTTTACCAATAACAATTCCGATCCGGAAATCGGCACGCCATATCCAGCGACTGTGACCACCTTTGGCGCGGATATTTTAGTCGCCAATTCTGCTGGAGTGTTTGTTTCTTCGGGCGGGACGTTTGTGAAGAAGAGTGATGATCTCGACGGCGTATACAATACTTTTCCTAATTTCAATAACGTAGAGCTGGCGTCGGCTAAGGCGACGATCTTTGGCCAGCGGGTTTGGATGGTATTGGTTCCTATCATCGATCCGATTAGTGGGTCTGGCGATAATGAATTGTTCATGTTTAACGGTAAATTCTGGTGGTCTTCTGCGCAGGATGTGCAGCTAACGTATATTTGCGGGCAGGAAATCAATTCTGTGTTTACTGCTTGGGGGACCGACGGATCGAGCCTGTTTCCATTGTTTTCGCAACCTTCGTCCGCATTTCCCAAGGTTATGGCGACAAGACTTTGGGACACTCCTGCCGGTTACGACCACACCAAGAGTTCAGTGCGACTGTTTGCTCTTGCGGAATTTCTGGGTTCGCAAAACCTCTCGTACAGCATCCGGATCGATAATGAGAACGGTTTGGGAAACGAGGCTGGGCCATATATCGGTCTGCCGCCGTCTTTTACTTGGTTCAATGCCAGCGGGGCTGTTGTTCCGTGGTTTAACAACTTCGCGGCTCCATTGACATGGTACACCACTGGATCGAATTTCATTTTGGTGCTGCCGTCCACAGCTATCGGTCAGTTTGGCGTTCTGACGGGTATGACGACAGTCACGCAGTGCGATGATATGATTTTAATATCGGAAATGATGCAGGACGAGATCGTACAGTATCGCGGGTGACACAATGGCTTGGACGACGTTTGCCAATCTGACGACCGCGACCACGCCGCAATTAGACGGCAATTTCGCTATTCTGACAGCACTGGCTCCGATCCAATGCAATATCAGTGGTTCGGCTAACGCGCTGACACTGACGCCAGTTAATGCTGCTAGTCCGTTGAGTACCTATCAAACCGGAATGCAGTTTACCGGGGTTGCTATAGCGACCAACACCGGAGCAGCAACGGCGGGAGTTGTCGGATTTGGTGGCACGTTCAATATTTACAAGGACACTTCCGGCGGGCCGGTGGCGTTGACCGGGTCGGAAATCATCAACCTGTGCCAGCTTACGTTGTCATACGACCAGTCTTTGAACTTGAATGCTGGCGGATTTCACCTGCTATCTGGGACGGCAAGTAGCGCGGTTGGTCTAAGCCCTGTGTTTAATTTTGTGACGACCGCTACATTGGCGGTTACTACGCGCGGCACGCTAGCGCAGGCGTCAATCGCATCGCTTAACGCCATTACTGCACAAGCGGTGTCGTTGCAGATCGGAAGCGGCGACTTCATTACCCGCATGACCTCGACCTTGGTTGCATCGGTGGTGTTTGCCGGTGCTGCCGCCAACGCTGTTTCGTCGGCGTCGGTCAGTTTTGCTGCCGCGCAGCCCGGCGACAACATCATGCTTGGGTTGCCGTCCAACGTTCCTACTGCCGTTAACTTTGTCCCGTATGTGTCTGCCAACGGTACCGTGGTGATCAACGCTTTTTCGCCTGTGTCGCTGGTTCCCAATACCTTGGCGATCCGGGTCAGCGATATCGGGTGGGCATCGTGAGCTTGCCAGCGATTTACGGTCGCCCGCAGACCGAAGAAGAATGGTCGTCATGGTCGTTCAATCATGCTGCCAACCACTATGACTGGATACCGCAGATATTGCGCCTGAAGAACCAGATTGCGCAGCAATACCTGCTTGATCCGCTTGATCCAAACGACTTGGGTATGTGGCTGTATGAGCATCAGGCGGCCCACGATCAAGCCAACTTTGCCCTTGGCACGCAGGGGTATAATCTTCTGTCGCTCGATTGGCAGGACGAGGATCAGTTCGCTATGTGGTTGCGCCTCAACGGCGCGGAGCATCAGCGTATATCGGCTGCGCTAGGAGTTGGCTGATGAGTTTTCTGTCGGATTTGTTCCACGGCAACTTCGGCAATTTGGGCGAAGACATCGCTCCACAGAACATTTTCAAGGACTTTGGCTCGTCGTTCGCCAACCAACCGGAATGGGCGAAGATCGCTGAGTTTGCTGCACCTGCCGTCCTGTCTGCGGGTCTGGCGCTACCGGAACTGCTGCCAGCGGCTGGGGCAGGGTTTGCCGCAGAGGGGGGTCTGGCAGCTACGGAAGCTGCCGCTCCGCTTGATCTATTGGCTGGCGGTGAAGCCGCAGGCACGGCAGGCGGGGGTGCCCTTAGCGCGCTTACCCCCGAAGCTGTGAGCTTCTTCGACCCGGCAACATGGGGACAAATAACCGGAGAGGCGGCAATTGGTCCTGATGTTGTACCGCCAACTCCAGGGTTAGGACTTGCGCCCGCTGGCGACACCACGGTCGCTCCGTCTCTTGGCAGCGCTATAGGCGCTGGCGACACGGCTATGGGGCCATCTTTCTTAAACACTCCGGTTGGCACGGATACGGCTTTTACGGGCGGAGACTTTGCGGTCGGACCTCCGGGCGCAGCCGCTGGTCCTCCTAATGTTTTTGGTCCCGGTCCTACGCCATTTGATCCAGGCATGGGTGCCGCGCCTGTTTCTGGTGGTGCGGGTTGGTTAGGGCCGGGTGGCGTTGCTGCAACCGCGCCACCTGCCGCCGCAGCAGATGGTGGTGGGTTTGCAGCTAATTTTGCGCAAAGCTTAAGCGCTTTCCCCGGACAAGTAGGCAAAGCGCTTGGCAATCCGTTGACTGATATTGGCATTGCCGGGCTGGGCTGGAACATGTTCCAGGGCTATCAAGGCCAGCAGGCATTGAAGAACTTGCAACAGCAAGAGACAGATTACCAGAACCGGATCGCTCAAGCCGGTCAGGCGTCTTTATCTGCCGCACGACCGATGTTGCAAGCCGGTGAAGCGCTGATGACTGGCGGCCCAGTGCCAGCACCGATGCAGGCGCTGTTGGATAGCTTCCGCAATGCTCAACGAGCGCGGGTGATCCAGAGCTACGGCGGTCAAAGCCTGTCTACCGACCCGCAAAAGAATACGGCATTAGCGCAGGACTTGAATGCCGTTGATAACCAGATGCTGGCGCTGCGCGAACAGCTTGGTCAGCAGATTACGGATACCGCAAATCGGATGTTGTCTACGGGCGCTTCAGCTACCCAGATTGCAGCCGAGTTGCCGATGATGATGCAGCGTCTGGATATACAGCTTCAGCAGATGACCGGGAATGCCATCACCAACTTCGCTGCGGCCATGAGTGGCGGAACGATGAAAGTTGCCGGTCTGGGTAGCGGTCAGAATATTAACATCACCACGGGCGGCAATCCGTTGTTAACGGGGTAAGCCATGGCCCTAGAAACTGGTGACGTTACCAAAGTAGACCCCAATCCGCCGCCTATTGCCGGGGATGATGCGTCTCCGGAAGTCACGACCTCATACCGCGATCCCAACGTTCCCGATCCAAGGCTTAGTCCGGTGCCAAGCATTGCGGCTTCGTTAACTCCGGATGTTCCTGATGTACCGGGAGGGAGTTACGGGAACCTGCCCGTAGCAACGACGGATGCTGGCGACCAAAGTGTTGCTACCGAGCTTACTCTTCCGTTTATGCCACCCGGTATGACACCGCAACAGGCTGAAACTTTTCGTCAGCAGGGTATGACCATCCTTGACGAACAGATTGGCGCACGCGCGGCAGCGCAACGACAGCTGGAGCGCAGAGATCGCGAATTTGAAGCGAGGATGGAACGCTTAAATTCTGCAATCGGTCACGGCCTGGATGACATGCACCCGTGGAACCCTGAACGGGAGATGGCGGCTCGTAAGCATGACTTATGGGAGGAGTTTGGCTCGCCGGGGTTCCTTATTGCCATGCTTGGCAGCGCGTTTACGGCAATGCCGATGGTGTCTGCGCTAAACGGCGGTGCGGCGGCAATGAACGCCATCAATCAGGGCGATCTTGATGGCTATGACAAGGCATTTGATGCTTGGAAACAAAACACTGAATTGGTTCTCAAGCGAATGAGAACCGAAGAAGACATGTTCAATAATGTCGATAAGCTTCGTTCTAGTAATTACACGCGCTGGAAGGAGGAACTGGCGCTGAAAATGGATCAGTACGGCGACAGGCGCAAGAAAGCGCTTTTGGAAGCCGGGATGGATGAAGATGTTATCAAGTCTTACGAGAGCTTGGAGAAATTACGCGGCCAAATCGAAAATAATTATCAGGCGCATCTTGAGAACAAGGCGTTGTTTGATGAGGTACAGCGGCAATTACCGTTAAACAAGGGAAATTGGTTTGCCGCATATACCGCCGCTTTGGAAAAACTGAACCTAGCTAAGAATGCCGGTCGCTACGGGCAGACACTGACTGCACAGCAAACAGCAGAGATTGCAAGGAGAGATGCTGCATATCTTGCAGCCAATCCGAAGAAGGACGATGAAAGCGATGAGGATTTTGAGAAGCGGCGACAGGTGACGCACGACGCCCATGTCAGTGAAGTGCTGACCCCTTATAAGCCGCTTGAAGCGAAAAGATTGAACCTTGCAGAATGGAAGGCGCAGAAGGACGAGGAACACAAGCAATTTATGGAGAACCTTGCCAGTAGGAAGATGACCCTTGAAGAGGCAAAGGCACAGGAGAACGAGAAACATAAACAGATTGATGATGACATTAAAGCTGGCAGGTTGGCGAAAGAAATTACGGCAGAAGCCGAAAAGGAGCGTCACGATAGAGTATGGGAGGAACTTCAAAAATTTGCTAAGACGCAACTTACTGCCAACAAGTCCGCAGAACTTAGAGTGGCTACTGATCGTTATACAACCGGAATAGAAACAATCGATAAGATCGTTGCTCTCATTAAGAAGCATGTTGGTTCTGTTGGCGTTGCTGGATACGCAACAAGAGCAGCGGAAAGCATGTCCAATGTTTTGTCCGGGTCAAAAGAGAGCGACAGAAGGGAGTTGGAACGACTGCTTAACGAACTCCAGATGATTGCACCCCGGCTCATTACTGAAAGTACGGCCCGCCCAATGGCAAGTGAACATGAGCATGTTAATAAGGTCGTTGGCGGACTGGGGCCGGGTGACACTAGACCCAATGTCTTGCGCAACATGGAAGACTTGCGCTCACAACTGTCGCGAATGAAGAGTAATTTGGAAGATATAATTATGGGCAAGCCGTTCGAACCGGATAAGCCAGCAGACAAGACGGAACAACCAGATAGCAAACCGGAGTGGACCCGTGGCGTCCCGACCGGAACTCCTTAATGACGATATGCCGGAAGTTGCGGAGGGCGCGGTCTTTCAGCCTTCCGCATTGCTTCCTCAAATTAAAGACGACGAAGGCTACCGTTCGCTTGACCCCGGCACGAAGTTTCGCGATCCAGAGGGTAAAACTAGAACTAAACCATATGAAGTGACAGGGGACGAGGATTACGCTTCCGTCCCAGAGGGTGCGCTTTATGTCGGCCCCGACAAAATCCCGCGCACCAAGCCGCGTTACGAGGGGATAGGGTTTACGGCGGAAACGCTGCATGAAATGGCGGTCACTCCAGAAGCGCAGCGAGAGGTTCTGGAGAAATTCTACCCTGGACAGGTCAAGGAAGATGCCGGGGGATTGTATGTCGATGATGATGGGACGCTGCGCCGCCCCGGTGCTGAGAGGGGGGCTGGCGAACTAGTTGGGCATATTGCGGCAGAGGCTGCGCCACTGGGCGGCATGATGGCGGGTGGTGTTGCGGGCGCGGAACTCGGCCCCGCAGGCGTTGCTGGCGGCGGCATGTTGGGTGCGGCGGCAGGACGGCAATTCAACAATGCCGTGCTAGCGCTTGCCGGTATTCATCAAGGACTGGGCGCACAAATTGGCAGCATGGCAACGGAAGCGGCCTGGACCGGGGGCGGTGAAACCGCAGGTTATGTTGGCGCTAAGGTTGGCAGCGGGGTGGCTGATCTGTACTTGAAATCGAGAGCCGCCGGGAAAAAACTAAAAGGGGCCGGTCAAGGTTTGCACGAAATTTTAGAAAGCTTCGGGATCACGCCGGAACAGGTGCGCTACTTTTTTGGCACTACTCCGGAGACAATGGAGCAAGCCCAGAGCATAACGGAGCGTTTTGGCGGTGGTATTGTCGGTCCTTCTATTCTTGCTCCTGAAGCACCGATGCTGAAGAAGATCGAGGAGTTTGATCAAGTATTCCAAGGACGTAATCGTTTCGCTGAGGCCGCTAGAGATTTTTATGAGAAGGGCGGCAAGGAATTGGTTGAAGACCCGGAAATCGGTGTGAAATTGGACGAAAACTTAACTGCGGCAACAAAGAGTGTGTCGTCCAAACGAGCTGGAGAACTAGCACTGTCGAGTTTTCAAGAGCGTATGGCGGCGGCAGACGCTTTGCTGGATCAGGCGCGTCGCGCCGCAACAAGCGAGGTCCGTCGTCCTGTGGTTGAAGCGGGTGGCGAGGAAGCGTTTCTTGCCCAACAGCAAGCGGCACGACAGCGGTTAGTTCGCGCGCAAGAATTGGCGGCCGGTGAAGCAAGAGGATTAGTGCGCGCCGGTATCGATGATATTCGCAACGATGTTGAGGTTGCGGCCCAGCAGGCAGAGCAGGGCGGACGCGCCGGTACGCTGTGGCGCATGGTTGGTCGCAGATTTCGATCATGGGGGGCCGGGGTCAGGCAGCGGGCTAGCGTTCTGTATGACACCTCCGATAGCGCTGGTGGCGCAACTGCAATCGCCGGGGTTGGCGAGAGGCTGGGCGGTGGGGCGTCAGACTTCCTTGCGGAAATGCCGCAAATCTTGCGGTCTAAATATCCGGAAGTGACGTTGTTGGAGAAACTGGCGGGGCGGGAAGCCCAAGAAGCGACCGCAACCGCTAAGGCGGTTCCTGCGGTGCCCTCGGCTGATTTGACCTTCAAGCAATTACGGCAACTTCGTTCGTGGCTACGTAGTGGCATCGATTACGCCGATTTAACGCCTAACATGCGTGCAGGATCGGTCAAATTATTTGCAAGGCGGATTGATGAAGCTCTGCGGGACGTTAGTTTGGACCCGCGATTGGCAGATGCGTCTCGCCTATTGGATATAGCCGATACATTTTATCGGGAGAATATTCCGTTCCTGAACGACAGTATCGTCAGGACGGTGATGAAGGGATTGCAAGATGGTGTTCCGCCTGACCCAAAAATGCTTGCTGATGTCTTGTTTGATCCGGCGCGCAGCGAGGCAATGGGACGAGCAAGGGAAATTGTAGGACCGACGTTGTGGCGATACGTCCAGGCTGCGCACACACAAGGGATCATTCAGAAAAACCTGAACTTGCTCAACGAAGTCGATACAAAAGGCTTTGCCCGCAGTATTCTTGGCATGTTTCAAGATGGCACTCTGGAACGCGGCTACAGCAGAGACTTTGCTGATCGCCTTATGCGGGCAGCGCGCAATATTGAGCAATTAGATGGCAACATCACACTTAAGCAGGGGAACAACGATACTTTACAGTCTCTGATTGACCGTGCCGAATTAATGGCAGCGCAGATCAAGACGATGGCGGACACCGATCCGTTAAAAGCGCTAGCGGAAGGAGTATCGCGTGTTGACAAGGACTTTAACAATCAAGTGAAAGCAATGCGGCAAGCGCGACGGCAGGAGCCGCTGCACTTTCTGTATGAGAAAAGCATGACGGCATTGCCTATTCGAGCCGCCAACAAGATTTTATCAGACCCGGACCTTATCGTTTCGGCTGCAAATCGTTTCGGCATCAAGTCGAAAGAAATGGATGCGCTGCGACAAGTCTATGTTCAGCGTCTATTCCAGCGTCCATGGGAAAAGATTGGCCATTTGCGAACAGAGATCGGCGGCGCAGGAGAGCGGGAAGGGCGTAGGGGCATCCCAGAGGAAGTGCAAGCGATCATGTTTCCTGGCGTTACTCGGAAGACGATGCTGCAATTGGTAAAGGATGTAGAGTTTTTGTTCGGCGGTGTTAAGGGCGATATCGGTGGATCGCTTGCGGCTGCATCCCGTGTGTTAAATCCGTTCGGTCATATTCCGCTAATAAGATCAGGTGCGACCCGATGGATGACGTTCGTTCCCGGCTCCGAAGCCGTAGGGCGTTTTGTACTTGGTAAATTCTTCAAGACCATCATGGACGGCGTGTCCCATCCGAATTTTATCAATTGGCTTGCGGGCGAGCTTGCTAAGGGTGGCGCAGAGCGGGAAATGGCAAAGCGGACGCTACAATCGCGTCTTAAGGCTGGTGTAATGACGGGCGGGGCGGTAGGGGTGTTAAAAGGACAGCAATTGCAAGGGCAGCAATAGAATGAGGCAGGACGCGGCTATAGCCATCGAGAAACTGGTATTGGTGATTGCTGAAAAAGCGGCAAAATCCGCAAAGAACTTGCGCGAACAGATGGAAGCTTTACGGGTTTTGGCTCCGTACTATACCGCGTTGAAGAAGCATAAAGTTCATGCGACTGCTGACGAAACCGACGAAATAACCATCAGTCACCTGCAAAACGCAGTGCGCAGCGCAGAGGAAGGCAATGGCAGGCGAGCCGTTCCGGATCATAAGCGACGAGGACGAGCCGAAGAGGCCGTCGAGGACTGATCAGGCGCTTGAGGCCGCCGGGATGCAGGCGCTGATGCTTGGCCTTGGGGCCTTGTCCAAGCGCGCGATCATCGCTCTGCAAAGCGCTTTTGTATTGCTCGCCACAGCTTCAGCGTTCGCCCTGTGGTGGTCGGTCATGCCCAGCCCGTCGATCCTCCAGCTTGTCGGGCTGTCGATCTACGCGCTGTTCGTGCTGGCGGCATCGGTTATCGTTCGGAAGCTTTGATGCCATGGTCCGCATCAGACGCTAAACGGCATACCCGCAAGGCGGGGTCGGCTAAATCCAAGCGGCAATGGTCGCATGTCGCTAACAGTATGCTAAAAAGGGGCGCGTCCGAAGGCAGTGCGATCCGGGCCGCCAATGCCGTTGTGAAGAGAGGGCGGCGCAGCCGCAGGAGAAGTAGGAGAGCTTAGATGGCAAACTATGAAGCGCCGTTACTGCAAAGCACGGTTGCGACGACTTACAAATCAACAGGCATCTTGTACTGCAATACGGCGGCGAACACCGCCCGCCGGATCATGGTGTACGAGATCGAGATGGGGCAGACTGGTGGTCTGTCATCGTCAGATTGCCAATGCCAATGGGACGTGTCTCGGTTTTCCGCCACTAACGCTCTCGCTGGATCGGCAGTGGTGCCGAACTTGCTTGATCCTGCCGATGTCAGTCCGCTCTCGCTTTACTTCAACAATATCACGACCGAACTGACCTTCACTGGCGTCAACTTCGGACTTTCCATCAAGAACTGGGGAATCAACCAGCGCGGTTCTTACCGCTGGCGAGCCCTGGACGATGGCGACAACATCCTTATTGCCGCGACTGCTGGCACCGGGATCGGTATACGAGTGCTCTCGACCTCGTTTGCCTCGTCTGCGGTCGGCAATATTTCTTTTGTTGAAAGATAAGATCAATGCTGCGGAAGGATATATTGCGGGCCAGCTTGCCCGATGTCCGCAGCATACCCAAAGGCCCACGTCTTAAGCCCGGCGGCATCGCCGAAATTTATGACGAGCTAGGCTACCGGGCGTTTTACACCTCGACTTGTAAGCACTGCCAGCGCATTACCTACGCCAAGAACGGCAAGGAAATGCGGGAGAACACCGACATTTGCCGGGGCTGCATGCACTTGATTTGCCTGCACTGCGCAAGAAAGCCTTGCATGCCGTGGGAAAAGCAGTGTGAATATCAGGAGCGCGCTTACCTTGAGGCCAAGCTTATTCGCGCCAGTTGGAGATGTTACTGATGCAATGCGCGGCCTGCCGCTTTTGGATTACTAGCCGGGTTAACAGCTACGACGATAATTCCGTTATTAATACTTTCCTGGCTCCGTCTGGGTACGGTCATTGTGAGCAATTGAATTTGGATACCGTGTGCGACTTCGGCTGCAATCGATACGCTGAAGGTAACAATCACGAACAGGTAACCTATAAGACCGGCGCTCCGTGGCAGAACTGGAAGTATGGCCCGTGCCCCGATTGTAAGGGCGTTGGATGCCACATGGTCGAGCTGCGGCCCGCCTGCGGCCATTGTGCTGGCTTGGGTAAGGTCCGTTATTACGACGACGGCTACATTGCTGATAAGAGTTGGGACCATCCCAAGGAAAAGGAAATAAAGAAGCGGCTACGGGAGCAGGGTATTGTTGATCCGGCTTCTCTATCCGATCCCGGCCTGATCCTTTCGGAGTTCAAAAAACGTGATGAAGGGGTGCTTGAGGGCGGGACGTTATGAGCTTCTGGGATGAGTTTAATAAGGTCAAACCAACATTAAAAAACCGGGCAGTCACCTTCACCCAGATATTCGAGTATCTGGATACGCTAAAACGGCCGGTCACGATTGTTGAGACCGGCTGTTTGCGTCTGGAGGGCAATTTTGCCGGTGACGGTCAAAGCACGCTGTTGTTCGACCATTACGTACAGGACCGGGGCGGCAAGGTTTACTCTGTCGATATCGACCCGGAACATACCAGCGTCGCGCGGCGGTTGGTTAGTGGACAGACCGATGTACATACTGGAGACAGCGTCACCCGGCTGAAGCAATTAGCCGACGCCGATATAAGTCCCGATCTGGTCTACCTTGATAGCCTAGACGTCATGGAGCAGGACCCGTTCTGGACGGCCCTGCATTGCGCCAACGAGTTCTTTGCCATTCGCCCGGTATTGCGCGCCGACACGCTGGTTGCCTGTGACGACACGCCAAGCACGTTCACCAAAGGTGTTATCCCGGTCGTAGAGTTCTCCGGTAAGGGGATGTTCGTGGCGGCCCATGCCAGAGCGGTTGGTGCGGACTGCCTGTTCAATGCGTGGCAGACCGGCTGGACAAGAATGAACGGTTCTGCTGCGAGAACAGTGGACGAGGATGTTGACCAGCTAATCGGCCGCGCCAGAAAGCACGTCGAAGCCAGCCTGACCGCTGAAGCGGAAGCCTGCTATCGGGCAGTTATCCATAAGACGCGACCGCCCAAGAGCGGGGTGGATCGTGTAGCTAGAGGCGAGGCGTGCGCGTTTTATGCACGATTGGCCGCGTCTGTCGGACAATACGGGACGGCGGCGGATTGGTATCGTGACGCCATCATGTCCGATCCCAGGGCGGTTGATTACCGCCTGGAACTGGTCACCAAAGCGTATCGCCCGCAATTGAACTGGCAGCTTGCCGAACAAGAGTGCGAGCGCTGCATCGAGATCGAACCGGACAATCACAATGCATGGCGCATCTTGGGCGATATCGCCGTGTCGATGTGCGACCCGGCAAAGGCGGCGAAGGCTTACGATAAGGAAATGGAGCTAGCTCCCGGCGATCCGCACGCCATGCTGGACCGCTGTGTGATTGCGCTGGATATGGCCGATTACGACTTGGTGCGGAAGCTTGCGGCCAAGGTACTGCAAACCGACCGCAGGGCGGACGGGCTGCATGTTCTTGCAATGATTGCCAACCGTACCGGAGAGCATGAGAAGGCAATCGGCCTGTTCGATCAGGCGTTGGAAGCCGGATGCAATAATCAGGCAACTGCGCATTGGAACAAGTCGCTCTCGCTGCATGCGCTTGGCCGCTACAAGGAAGGCTGGACGGAGCATGAATGGCGGCGGCAGGAGACTAACAACCCGGCGCTGTCAATCTGCTTCCAGCGCTTTACCCGTCCGCTATGGGATCACGAACCTCCGCCTGCTTTGTTGCATATCCATGCCGAAGCGGGAGCGGGCGATAACATTTGCTATGCGCGATTTCTGAGTGAGTTTGTCAGGCGCGGCTATCAAGTCCGATACGAAACTCATGAAGCCCTGATGTCGCTGATGCAGCGCAGCTTCCCCGATGTCGAGGTCGTCAAGCGCGCCGCTGATTACCCCGGCGCAGTTGGGATTAAGAATTTCGATTATCACATCCCGATTGGAACGATCCCGCATCTGCTGGGGACGGATATCGACACTGTCCCGTGGGAGGGTCCGTACCTAAAGCCTGATCCGGAGTTGACGGATTGGTATGGCCGGATGCTGCCAAAACGTAACTTAAAGGTGGGGCTGTGCTGGTCGTCCGGTATTCGGGAATACGGCATTTGGTTGATGGAGTACGGCAAGCGCAAATCCATGCACTACGACCAGATCGCGCCGATTGTGGTGCAGTTGGGCACGATGCACGCTTGTATGGTCAGCCTTCAGACCGGGCCAGAGCGAAAGCAGTTGTTCCGCCCCAGCCCATTAGTGGCGGACCTGCTGCCTGCAAATCCTTCGTTTGACGATACGGCAGCGCTGATCGCCAACCTCGATTTGGTAATCACGGTAGACACTGCGGTTGCTCATCTGGCAGGAGCTATGGGCAAGCCGGTATGGATTATGGCACAGCGCGACGGCGCTAGTTTTCACTTCATGTGCTGGCATCAGGGGTTCGCTTGGAACGAAGCTAGCCCGTGGTATCCTTCGGCCCGGCTGTTCCGGCAGCATCGGTTTAATGAGCCGCACGTATGGTATGAAGTGGTTTCTGATGTCGCTGATGCAGTACAGAGGTTGTCGCTAGCAAAGGTGGCATAAATGGCTGGCGGCCCGATCCTTCCATCATCGGTTTATGTCGGCGGCGCATCCGGACTTTTGTCGCCAACTTTCTATACGTCGGGCGCGGGTACAACGACAGTCAATAGTACTATTGAGGGCATCGGCGTGATCGCGTCTCTGACCGGAGATGCCTCTGCGGTTTTGCAGTTCAACATGCCAGAAGTTATTCCTACCGGTACGCTCAAATGTCGAGTATTGGCGTGGGCTAACGCGACGAGTGGTGTTGCAAAGCTTGACATTATTGATGGTCGAACACCCGCCGGGTCGAACATCGCTAACGCTACATTCACAACTGAAGCGGGCAGTCCAACAATTTCTCAGACGTGGACTACAGCGGATATCATCGTTGAAAATAAAGTTACCCTAACCCAGCAACCGACCGCCAATGATATTTATACAGTAGTGGCGACGTTTCGAACTGCAAGCTGGACGCTGGCGCAGGCGTCAGTGTGGCAGTTCTCTCTGGTATGGGAGTGAGTTCATGGCCGCGCTTACTCCGCAGCAAATTCGAGACACTTCGGTTTATTGGGCTAACATTCACTTCGTTGCCGCGCAACTTACAGCGATTTACTCCGTCGATGATCTCAACGCCGCAGTGCAAGCGGTGGACAATGCTTTTGATACCACACTGAACGCTGCTGTCTCTGCCGGTCATGGCGCGCAGACGGTTGTGCAGGCGCTGAACTCTGTAATACCAGCCCCGGTATCTAGCGCAACAGCACAGCAAAAAGCCGAACTCATCTGCTTTGCGATTATGAAACGCTATGGGCTGATCTGAATGGCGCGCAGCTTCAACGGCACCACGGATAAGATCACGGCTTCATTGCCGACAACCACTACGGGGCCGTTTACTGTCTCTGGTTGGGGATACACAACAAATACTGCGACGACGCGGCAACCAATTGTGTATTTGGGGAGCGGCGCTAGCAACGGTTACGGTTTATTCATTGTCACCGGCAGCGGCGGCGGTACTAGATTTGCTGCATTGTTTGGCGGCATAGCATGGCTTGATGTTGTTGGCGCTCCGTCACCACCGAGCGCCAATACTTGGTATCACATTGCCATAACTTATCCAGGCGGCGGCAATTCGATTATTTATGTCAATGGAACCGGCGTCATTATTGCGACTACAGCGCCTAATGCTCCAACTGGAAATTTAACTGTTGGCACTGATGGTACTGGGTTTCTAGCCGGGAGGGCGACCGACTGTGCGGTTTGGAATGTGGTACTGACTGCCGCTGAGGTCAAAAGCCTTTCCCAAGGCGCCCGTCCATTTACTATCAGAGAACCAAATATGGTTTGGTGGTTGCCGATTGATGGACTGCAATCGCCAGAGGCGGATTTGAGCGGTGGGGCGCGCAATGGCACTCTGACCGGCACTGCCCTCGCTTTTGGTGCGCCTTTTGCGCCGCAGACGCCACGGTGGACAGGATTTTTCCCTGCTCCTCCACCGCCGCCGCCATTGTTAACCGGATTTGCTTGGGCTGAGTGGTGATGAAATGACGATTGTTTTGCTGACGCCGCCGACCGTCCAGAGCACTACGTGGCAGATACGCGGCCACAACCCGGACAACTCGGTCAATTATACATTCGTTCTGACCATGACCGATGGCTACGTTACCTATGTCCCACAGGACCGTGTTCCTCCTAATGCAGTTCCAGCCAACTTGGCAGCGGCGATTGCTGCGGCAGAAAATATTGGGTTGGCAACCGTGGTGTCGCCGCAGCCGACATGGGCAATCCGGCAAGCGATTATCAACGCTAATGTCAAAACTCAGATCGAAAATGACGTTACCAATAACCCGTCAGTTCAGACGTGGTGGTACACCATTGATCAATTCGAGCGGATGGACCCAAACTGGGTGACGATCTACACCGCTGCGGTTTTTACAAACTCACAAATAGACAGTCTGTTTTGGGCGGCCGGGAAAATATCCAAGGTCTACACCCACGCTGTCTCCCATCCATGGTGGTGGCAATAAATGCTCGATATTCAGTGTTTTACAACCGGCAGCGGTAACTGGAATAAACCAGCCGGGGCGACCATCGCCCGTATCTTTATTGTTGGCGGCGGCGGTGGCGGGGGTGGTGGAGACACTCAAGCGTCTGCGACTGCGGCGACTGGTGGCGGCGGCGGTGGGGGTAGTTGTTTGGTCGATGTGACCTGTCTGATCTCCAACATGGGAGCGACTGAGCCGTATGCTGTCGGCGCGGCCGGATCGGCGGGCACGGCGGGTACAGGCACTGGTGGTGGTGCGGGTGGAGTAGGCGGCACGTCAACGTTCGGCGGCAATGTGTTGGCGCAGATCAGTTCATTCGGCGGTGGTGGTGGTGGCGGTGGCGGCACGACCGGCGCTGGCGGCGGCGGCGCGGGTGCTCCATCAGCGGCTGGCGGTTCGGGAAGTTCATCGAACACTGCTGGCGCAGCCGGTTCAACTTTGGTCGGTGGTGGGGGAACAACTGGACAGGGAGGTGGTGGAACCATGAGTATTCCAGGCGGGAGTGGTTCCAGTAATACTGGCGGTGGAGGCACTCAAGGGAATAGCAGTAATTCTGGTTTTGGCGGTGCCGCTGGGGCAAGTGGTGGCGGCAAGACAACGGTCCCCGCTTACAATGGCGGCGGCTTCGGCGGCAATTCTGGTTTAATTGCTGCTGGTGCTGGCGCTAGTCAGGGTATTCCTGGCTTTAACGGCGATATCATTATGTTTTTGTATCAGTGTGCTGGGTTTGGTTCGTCTGGTACTGGCGGACAAGCAAGCGCAACGGTAGCGGTTGCCGGTCAACCCGGTGGCTTTCCTGCTGCCGGTGGCGGGGGTGGCGCGGCCTCTATTACTAGTGGCACAGCTTCTGCTGGCGGCGCTGGCGGCGGCGGCCTCGTTGTGGTGGTGTGCCAGTGACATGTCAGGTAGACAATTATACCTCTGGTTCTGGATTGACTTGGACTAAACCGGCTTTCGCGAAATATATCCGCGTTATTCTTGTCGGTGGTGGTGGCTCTGGCGGTTCTGGTCGTCGTGGATCAGCCGCCTCAACTGGCGGTTCTGGCGGCGGTGGTGGTTTTTGTTTTGATCGTACTTATCCAGCCAGTCAATTTGCGGCGACCGAAACATATACTGTTGGCGCGCAGGTCAACGGCGGGGCGGCGATAACGACTGACAACACCCTTGGTGCGGTTGGCACTACTGGCAGCAATACTACGTTTACGATCAATGGCGTTACGGTCACGGCCTTCGGCGGTGGTTCCGGAAATGGAGGCAATACGACCGCCTCTAATGGTGGCAACGGGGCTTCTCAATTTACAAATGGCGGCGGTGGCGGTGGTGGGACCAGCGGCGGTGTGGGTGGCGCATCAGCTTTCTTTACTGGTGGCGGCGGGGGCGGAGTATCGGTTACTGGCAACGCAAATGGCGCTGGCGGTCCAGCATATGCAGGTGGCGGTGGCGGAGGGGGCGCAGGTGGTCATGACGCGACCATCACTTATTTTAGCGCTAGCGCTGGAGGTACGGCCAAATTTCTAACCGGAGGAACCGCTGGAGTTACTGCTGGCGCTACGGCAGGAGGTAATGGGGCCTCCGGGTCCGCCTTTATGACGTCTGGTGCTGGCGGCGGAGGTGGCGCTGCCGATGCAACAACTCCCGGCAAGGGCGGCGATGGCGGCGCTCCTGGGGGCGCTGGTGGCGGCGGCGGGGCCTCGAATAACGGCGTTAATTCCGGCGCTGGCGGCGCGGGCGCGCGTGGCGAAATTTGGATCATTTCTATTGCCGAAGATGGGCCATAGGTGATCTGTGGCGATCACCTGTCAGGTTGATAATTACACCAGCGGCTCCGGTACGTGGACCATGCCGTCATGGGGTGTGAAATATATCCGCGTCATTCTTATTGGCGGCGGCGGCAGCGGTGGTTCTGGCGCTAGGGCAGGTGCTCTTGTTCGTTCTGGCGGCGGTGGTGGTGGTGGAGCGTTTTGTTTCGACCGAACATACCCAGCGAGCCAATTCGCATCGACAGAAAGTTACAGCGTAGCCGCGCAAGTTAGCGGCGGTGCTGGTGCGGTGGCGGATGGCAATGGTAATGCTGGGACTACCGGCAACAATACGACTTTTACCATCAACGGCGTCACGGTTACAGCGTTCGGCGGCGGCTCTGGAGGGGCAGGACAGTCGGGATCGTCAAACGGCGGCAATGGTGCTTCTCAATTTACAAACGGCGGCGGCGGCGGCGCTACTGTCAATACTGTTGGCGGTGCTGGAGCTTTCTTTACTGGCGGCGGTGGTGGTAGCGGTCAAAACGGCAATACTGGGCTTGCTGGCGGACCCGGATATGCGGGCGGAGGCGGAGCCGGTGCTGGTGGAGGCCATGATGCAACTATCACCTATTTCAGTGGCGGTGCCGGTGGCACAGCCAAGTTTCTGACGGGAGGTACTGCCGGGGTTGCTGGCGGTACGCTGCCTGGAGGTAATGGCTCATCTGGGTCTGCTTTCATGACCGCCGGATCGGCCGGTGGTGGCGGGGCCGCAGATGCCACCAATCCAGGTGTTGGCGGTAATGGCGGCGCTCCCGGCGGGGCGGGCGGGGGCGGTGGTGCCAGTAATACTGGCATTGTTTCTGGGGCTGGAGGTAACGGGGCTAGAGGGGAAATTTGGATTATCTCTCTGTCAGAGGCATTGCCGACAGTAATAGTGACGTATGACGTCGCCGGATGGGTGCAGAACGTCCTGTGATAAAATCGGTCTATGACGATATCCGTCACCAATATCACGACCGGTTCGTCAACCAGCGGCGCGACTGTTGCGATCACTACCGGTATTGCCGTGCCGGTAGGTGCAATGATTGTTATCGCGGTCTGTGATGCCTCGACCAGCGGCAGCGGGTCATGCACTGATAGCGGCAGCAATGTTTATACTGGCGGTACGTTAGTTGGACTTAACAATGCGCAGGGAACCAACGGGTTCGTTCGTATCTTCACCGCACCAGTTAAAACCGCACTTACAGCGGCAAATACTATCACCTATACGAAGGGTGCTTCCGGCACCGTCGCTTGCGTTTCGGCATTCTTTGCTCAAGGCACACTCGGCCTTATCGATACCGGAATAAACAATACCGCTACCGGCTCCAGCACTTCGCCTTCGGTTACGTCAGGGACGCCACAACGAAGCGGTTCACTGTTCATTGCCTGCGTGGGCTACGGCAATAGCGGGACCTATACTCAAGATGCGACACATAACTGGGCGACGCCATTTACTGCTGTTACCGGCAGTACCACACGCGGTCTTGGCGGCGGCAATCAAATCGGTGGCGCTACCGTAGCCACCATTATTTTCAATCCGACCTTGGGTACGACTGGTGTTTGGGGGGCTGTTGTTACCGGATTGCAGCAAGTGATAGGGGGGTTTGATCAGCAAGGCAGTCGCGAAACAATGCCGTTGGTTCAGCAACCGACGCGCCGTAAGGCTGCCGCTGCGGTTATGCGGGGTATTGATAGCAACGAACTGCCGTTTCAACTATGGCGGAATGCAGGCTGGGAAGTGCAACCGCCACCACCTCGCATTGCCTTCAACAACCGTAGTTCTGGCTTAAGGCAAACCCCCGGATTTGCGTTCTATCCCCTGTGGATCAATGCCGGGTGGGAGATACAGCCGCCCCCGCCACCGCATCTACCGAAAGAGCGGCGCGGAGCGATGATGCCAAAGGAGGATGGCCAAGAGTGGCCATTCATTCTCTGGAATAATTTTGGCTGGGAAGTGCAGCCGCCTCCACCGCCACACTTGGCGATAGAGAGGCGCGCAGGGGCGGTCATGCCAAAGGAAGACGGGCAGGAGTGGCCGCTGATCAATTGGCAGAATTTTGGCTGGGAGATGCAGCCGACTGCCTTTTGGAAGCCGCCCCTAACTAGACCTTCCTTGTTTCCAGAGGGGGTCTTTCCGCCCGTAGCAGCAGCAGTCGTTCCTCAATTGAATTTCTTTGAAACTGCATACTACATGCAGCGCCGACCAGCGCGCACGATGTCCGCGCTCAAGCACCGCAGCGAGTTCGCGTTCTTTGACCGCTGGATCAACTTTGGCTGGGAACAGACTTTTGCGCAGCCGCCGCATCGTAGGTTTAACTCGCCAGATATTGGCGACACCGGGACGGAAGCTCCATTTGTGGCGGCCGCACCAGTACTTGTCGCGTGGCCGTTCGATCAGATTTACACCCAACCAATACACAAATGGTGGAAGCAGCCTGACTTTGGCGATCAGGGCATCCAGTTTCCGTTCCGACAATGGATCAACACCGGATGGGAGGTTGCCCCACCGCTGTTCAGGCAGTCGCGTTACACACTGCCCAGTATCTTAGAAGTAGGCGACACCAGCGGACTGCCGTTCTATCAATTCTGGCGTAATGCCGGATGGGAAGTACAGCCTCCACAGCCGCCTCACAGATGGTTCAGGGGGCACGGTCTGCGCGGCGATGACGGCACTACGCTGCCATTTGTCAATTGGCTGAACTGGGGCTGGGAACAATCCCATGCCTATACCCGCCACCCAATCTGGAAAGCGCCATCTATCGGCGACCCACTGGGGATAGATTTTGGCCTTATCAATTTCTTCCCGTTCGGTTTTGAGCAGACGGCCACCCAACCGGTTCACAGGTTCTGGAAGTCTCCTGACGTGGGGGACGCTGGCAACGAGGCTACGTTTACCTTCATCCCGCCCGGCTTCGTCGCATGGCCGTTCGACCCGACCTTCAGTCAGGACCCCCGGCGGCGCTGGGAGCGATCTGCCGCGTTTATGCGCGGTCCAGACGGCACCGATGCCCCGCTGATCAATTGGTTTAACTGGGGCTGGGATATACAGCCCCCGCCGCCACCGCATCCTGTGCGAAGGGGACACGGCCTAGCGGGCGTCGATGCAATCGAGCTTCCCTACCAGCAATGGAGAAACTGGGGCTGGGAGGTCCAGCACCCGCAGCCGCCGCACCGGCTGTTCCGTGGCCATACGCTAAAGGGCGACGACGGCACTAGCTACGTCTTTTACAACTGGATCAATGGTGGCTGGGAGATCATCCCGCCGCAGCCGCCACATCCGCGCCCAGAGCGATCAGGCGCTTTGATGCGCGGCGATGACGGATCGGAAAACATCTTCAACTACTGGCTTAACTTCGGCTGGGAGCAAACCCAAGCACAGCCCAAGCATCCGCTGTGGAAATCCCCGGATACCGGAGATACCGGCACTGAGGCCGTCTTTATCTTCGTCCCCCCGGCGCAGGTGCCGCTTAACTTCTTTGAGGTCATGGAGAGCCAGGATCGGCATCCGCGACCGGAACGGTTCGCGGCGCTAGTCGGCGGCGATCAGGGCAACGAGCTTCCGTTTATCTTTTGGAACAATGCGGGCTGGGAGGTGCAGCCGTGGCAACCGCCGCATTGGCCCCGGCAATACCGTGGTGCCTTCCTGCGTGGCGATGACGGCAGCGAGAACATCTACCAGATGTGGCGGAACTGGGGATGGGAGGTTCAGCCGCCTCCACCACCCCGGCGACCGTGGGAGCGTCGAGGAGCGATCCTTATCGGCGATCCGGGCAACGAGGCTCCCTACGTACAGTGGCGCAATTGGGGTTGGGAGATACAGCCGCCGCCGCCGCCCAGGAACCGCTGGGAGAGGCGCGGGGCCTTCCTGTTCGGCGATGTTGGCAATCAGGTCCCGCTTACCCCGTGGTTTAACTGGGGCTGGGAACAGACCTTCGCCCAACCCCCGCATTGGCCGCGACAGTGGCGAGGTGGCATTCTCAGGGGCGACGACGGCACCGAAGCGCCGTTTATCTTCGTTGCGCCAGCACCGCCCCCACCGTTCTACGAAGGCCCCCCGGTTACATTCCGCTGGCCAGCTTCTTATGGACGCAAGGGATCGGCGCTGGTCATTGGCGATACCGGGATCGTCTTCCCGTTCATCCCGCCAGTTATCCCGCCCGTCCGCAGCCGCCGTTCTCAAGGGCTGTTCACCATCGACACCGTGCAGGGCTACATCCTTGGCAATCAGCCAATAGTGAACAAGCCATGGACGATGATCTTCTATGTCGGCCCATTCCTGACTGGCGGACGAATACTGCTGACATTCACGCGCCCGGACGGGACGCTCCAAGTTGGCGATCCGGATTTCGCTTTCATCGGTAAACCGACAATAACTCAGATACGGATTAACGACGAGATCGGCGGTGAGTATATCGTTTATACCTTCGCTCAGAACGAGCTTAACCAAGTCGGCACTTGGAAGGTCTCTGCAATTGCCGCCAATTTCTTCTCAAATACCTACAGCTTTACGGTTTTGCCCACCCCTGTCTGCTAGGGTATTCTTCACCCCATGGCAGCGCACAACAAGGTTTTGCAGTGCGGGTTTGTCACTCCGGGCCATATTCCGGTTTGGGTAACGGACGGCGTCGTACAGGACAGCGGTGTTCCGATCAGCGATTTCGGCGCGCTTCCTATGCTGGTTTCAGCTCTGCCCCTTGCGCTCGATAACCCAGGACTGCGGACAATGGTGAGTGACGCGACGGCCACTACCTTCGCCAGTGTAGTTTCAGGCGGCGGGTCCAATACTGTTCCTGTGTATTCTGACGGTACAAACTGGAGGATCGGATGACTGACGGCAACCCTTCAAACAAAATCCTGCAATCCGGTAATGTCACACCGGGGCATCTAAGTACGTGGGTGACCGATGGTGTGATCCAAGACGGGGGGTCAACATTTTCAGCCAATCTCCAGCCGGGCACGACCGTCATTACCGGCGGCGTCAACAACAAGATACTGTACGACAATAATCAGGTGCTTGCGGAAGGAACGGTAGGTGCTGGTCTAAGCTTTAGCGGCGGTGTCCTCAGCAATACCGGAATAGGCTTGGCCATCGGCACATCACCGATAACCGGCGGCACCACCAATAAGATAATTTACGACAATGCGGGGATAGTAGGAGAGGCGACAGTCGGTGCCGGTCTTAATTTTGCCGCTGGTGTTTTAACAAATCCCGGCAGTGCTGGTGTTTTCAATGTTCAGGTCTATGGCGCGGTCGGCAACGGCGTCACTGACGATACCGCCGCTATCAATGCCGCCATTGCCGCTTTTAATTCCGCTGGCGCTGGTGAGTTGCTTTTCCCTGCTACGGCAAATTGGTATCAAGTCACCGGGGCGCTCACTACTATTACTGCCCATGGTCTAGTGAGCGGTCAGGGCGGCGGTAACTATTGGGACAGTGTTCACGATGTTAGCGGCCCATATGTTTCAAGCTGTGTAAAATGCAACAGTAATTCGGTCGCGGTCTTCAGTGTTAACAGCGGGCAACTGACTTTCAACAATCTGGCCATCATCTGCAACGCTTCATCGACGGCGGTGGCGGGGTCAAAGGGCATCACAACCACATTTGCGCAACTCGACCCGACAGTAAACTTTTTCAATCTGTATGTTGCGGAATTTTATATCAACGTTGAGGTCAACGTTGGCGCTGGCTGGGTGATGGAAAGCTGCATCCTCAATCACCCCGTCAATATTGGCCTGAGCATCACTAATACAGTTAACGCGGACGCGGGCGACTGGTGCGTTATGAACTGCACCTTTAATGCCCGCAGCGGTAGCTCTGCGACCGGACTTAAGCAGGTCAACAGCGGTGGCGGAAAGATCGCGAACTGCAAATTTAACGGAGAGGGCACATTCGGTTTTGTTGACTGTTGCAATATCAATTTGACACTGACTAGCGATTTTTTGCTTACCAACTGCTCAATGGAGAACTTTCTAAATCACGCGCTTAATTGCACCAACCTCGGTAACGCCATGATCAGCAATTTGCAGACCATTGGCGGCGGCAGTACAGGCCGGATCATTTACGTCAATAACTGTGCCACTTCTTGTTTTGTTAACCTGATGATGAATGAGCCGTCTGTCGGCTGTTACATGTTCCGGTTCGACAGCGGGGCTAATCAGATTTCCATCAACAACGTCGCCCTGCTAGGCGGCGCGTGCAAAGGGCTGGTCGATCCCAACGGTTCCATCCCGGCGTGGAACGAGGACTATCAGCTATACGCGCCTGCTGACGTCCATGTCACTAACGCCACCATGGTTACCGCGACCGGGCTTTCGGCTGTGCTGCAAACCCTTGCTGGCGCGTCCGCCGTTCCAGCGGTAGCTTACAATTTCGAGGCAACGCTTTTCTTTACCTGCGCGGCAGCGGGTGGCATCCAGTGTCAAATGACGGCAAGCGGCGGGTTGAACACGACAACTTGCATCTATGCCGGTTATATTATCGATAGCGATGGCAACGGCATCAAAGGCAACACGCAAGCCACATCGCTGGGAAGTGTGGTTGCAAGCTCAACACTGACTGGAACCGCAGGAATAGTAAAAATCGAGGGCACAATAATTCCCGGTACTAGCGCCGGAACCCTAAGCGTTCAGTTTGCCAAGAATACTGCCACCGGGGTTGATACCGTTGTGCTTAAAGGCAGCAAAATGTCGATCAAGCGCATGCCGATGTCGCCACAATAGGTGAGCCATGAAAACTGTCGTGCTTTGCTATGGTCTATTGATACATCAGCCGGTTGATTATCTTGCTAGCTGGCTAACATCTCATCATGTTCGCGTAGCAATAGAGCGGCCAATACCCGGTGCGCTGTATGTCGGCCATAGCATAGGGGCCGGAACTTGCGCTGCTATGGCGGCCGCAAACCACGGCACGTTCATTGCCCTTGATCCGGTACCGCCCATGGCGGGCAGCACAGTCATTTCGGCGGCGGCTTTGGGTAGAGATCATCTTAGCGTTGTCAACGATCCGCGCAGTCACGCTATGATCCTACGGATGGCCCGGTGATATTCCTGCTGGCACTTCATCTGGTCACGTTCGCTGGGCCAAATGGCGGACCAGTAGTGACTATCAATAGTGAAGATGTTGTATCTTTGGCGACGCCACATGGAACGAGGTTTGATGCGAGGGTGAAGTGCATCATTAACATGATCGATGGCAAGCACATCGCTGTTGGCATCAGTTGTGACGAAGTCAGGGAAAGACTGCAAAAATGACCCCCGGCCCGGTAGAGGAAGGCGCGAAGGTTGCGACTGGCGTCATCGAGGGCTTAAAATCCCAGCCTATTGCGCTGGCGCTGATCGTGATGAACGTTATCTTCGTCGGCGCAATCACCTATGCCTCGCACGAACTCAACATTCGCACTACCGCGCGCTATGCAGCGCAGGATGAGTTGATCCATAAGCTGATCGACCAATGCAATACCAAGAAAACGTTCTTCCTCGCTCCAACCCTGAAGGGACCAGTCGATGAAGATAGCCATCAGTAGTGGACCGTCATCTGGTCCGATGTCGCCAACGCGGCCATATAGGCACGATCTTGAAAAAAGGTTCGATGGGTTAATGAAGGCTTTGAACTGGTGGCGTAACGAAGATCATGAAGATGCCCTGTCGCTTTGCCGAAGCGATGTGATTGAGATTATAGAGGGCGTCAAAGAATTGAGGAGGTGCGCACATGAAGATAGCCATCAGTAGTGGCCACGGGAAATACGTCAGGGGAGCGGTGGGGCCACAGGGCTGGGGATTGGACGAGGTAAACGAAGCCCGCCGGGTTGTCCCCAAGGTGGCGGAGTTCCTGCGGGCGAACGGTAATACCGTTCACACCTTCAACGACGACAGTTCGACCACCCAGCAGCAGAACCTCAATACCATCGTCAACTGGCATAACAAGCAGGACCGGGAGTTAGATATTTCGGTCCACTTCAATGCCTATGTCCCGACTGAACTGGGGCGTGGCGACGAGACCTTGTATGTCACTCAGCAGGCGCTGGCGAGCAAGATTACCAATGCCATTTGCTCCGTAAGCGGACTGATAAACCGGGGTGCCAAGAAGCGCTCAGACTTGTACTTCCTGAACGGCACTAACAAGCCCGCTGTGCTTCTGGAAATATGCTTCGTAGACGCCGCGGCCGATGTTGAAGCTTATACCCAGCACTTCGACGGTATATGCGAAGCTATCGCCAACACTGTAGCGCCATCGGCAGAGGAGGCGCCGGTTGCGGAAGATGTCCTCAACGTATCCGGTAAGGTCTCATGGTTCGGCGGCCCGGATGATACCGGGGTTACGCCATCAGAAGGGCTGGCGTTCATTTATAAATACGAGACGGCTCCGGAACTCTTCCTCCCGCATCAGCCTAAAGGCACAACCGGCTTGGCCCGGCGGTTGGACCCCAACAAGCATTATCTGGCGCTGCGCTGGGATTACTCGCAGTTTCCTAAAACACGGTTGGCGGGCAAGGAAGTGGCGAGGATTTATGCTCCCAAGACAGGCCGTTCGGTAACTGCTCGACCGGCAGATTGGGGTCCTCACGTCAGCACTCAGAGGGTATGTGATACCAGTCCTGCCGTACTACGCGAATTAGCCATAGACACTGACGACCTCGTACAAGTGATTTATCCCGTAGCCCCGGGAGAAGAGGTCGCCTGAAAATATTTGGCTTATAACCTATCGTATAGCTTGGAACCGGACGGCAACCGCGTTACTGATGGTGCTTGCCGGAAGCAATTGATCCCATCCCCCGACAAACCCACGATTGCTTTCGGTTCGCGGCCGCCGTCCGGTCACTTCAAGCCCCCCAGCCCCCGTAGACTGGGCGGCGGCTTAATCCTCAAGTTGCATTGCGGCAAAAAGACAGCCGCCCCGGAGGGCGGCTGAGTTGGCTAGGCAATCGGGGGAACCGGGGCTTCCGGTTCCCACACCTCGACGCTCGTTCCTTGCGGGCGGAGCGCCTTGGGCATCTTCTTCGGCTTGGTTAGATCGACCGGCTTGGGCGGCTTGGGCAGCTTGAGTGCTACAGCCTTGGGCTTCCGGAGCGCTTCCTTCTCCTTCTGTAGCCGGGCTGCGATCCGCCGCTTCGCCAGCTTGTACCGGTAGAGAGCATTGACTGTCCGGAACAGTCTGGCCTCAAGCGTCTCGATCATCGTGTCGATATTCTTTGTGCGCCGTTTTGCCATGACGCACCTTCCTCTGCACGTTGCGTGCTGATTAAGTTGTCAAACAACCGGGGGTGACCCCGACCGGCTGGTTCATTCCAACCGATGACATAGTCTAACATGAGGGGTCCGTGGTTTTTGTAGTTTCGGCAACTACAGTCACACCACATAAGGACTTGTTGGCTGTTTTGGCCGACTTGACTTCAGGCGTAACGGGCCTAACCTGAACGTGAGCAAACAAAGTTTCTGACAGAAGTGCCCGGTTTATCGAAACAACTTTCACACAAATTTATTTTAATCCGATGTTTTGGATCGCCGTCGCCTGCATTGTGCTCTGGGCCTTGCTGATGGCGAATTACTGACCAACCCGCTTATTCCAAGTTGTGAATGGCGTCCGATCCGCATCAAGCAGTAGCGGCCAATGCATAATGCTGTCCGGATTGAGCCACGGCTGCGGCCAGACCAGCACATGGTAGTCGTCCAGCATGCTGCGATCATGCACCAGCACTGGGTAGTAGAACTCCGCCACCGGAGCGTGGGCGGCTGGTCGCTCTAGCTCCGATGGCGGTGACGCTGCCACGTTGCTGGGAACAGGAGGCGGCGTCATCTTGAGGTGTGGGCGCGGGTCGTAGTGCTCCGCGCCCTTTGCGTGATTGTCCCAACAGCGGCCGTCAGGACCCTGATGCCAGTACATGTGGGTCGATGGCCACTTCGACCGTGCTTCCTGCATTGTCAGACACGGTGTCGCCATTGCGCTTGGGATGTTTGCCGTTACGCTTGCGCAAGCGGCTAAAGTCAAAGCGACCAAGACGTGACGCGCGGTCTTCATGGTGATCTCTCTCGTCTGCCAGTATCGCCTCCAGATCGGCGCGATCTTGAATGGCGTCGTGATAGGCTCTCTCAATCAACGCATAGCGGTCTCGTTCTGCGTCTAACAGCTTTTGCAGATCGCCGTTTCGTGTGATCTGAATTTCTAGCGCTATCTTGGCCTGCTCTAGCAGTTGACGGTGCTGTTCCCGTTCCGCTTCCACGCGGTCGTAGTAGGTGGCTGCGCGGATAGCGGCCTGCTTGTCCGGGTCTTGCACCACCGTGGGCACTGGCGGTGCCTCATACGGCATCATGGCTTCCGGTATTTGTCCAAGTTCACTCATTTCCCATCCTCCTTTGCTTCACCGAAAAATTGCCAACAACGCAAACAACGCCATTGCACCAAAGATAAAGATGACACCGCTTATGAAATGGTCGAACTCTGTCATCGGCGTTCTACCGTTCCATCCATGCGCTTGCGCAAGCCGCTGCGCTTGGTCCCCGGCAGTGGCCGCCCCTTGGGCTTGCGCGCCTTGATGCGCTTGTCCTGTATCCGCTTGGACTTGGCGATGCCTCTCATATCTCGCTTGGTCTTCGTCTTATGGCATACCCAACACAATAGCTGGCAGTTCTCCAGTTCTGCGCGGTCATCAGCGCCGAAGAAATCGGGATCGATGTGGTCGTAATGGAAATTGCCGTGGTCCAGTGGCGCATTGCACCTAACCATTTTCCAGAAGCCGCCTTCGCTTAGGGAAGTGGACATCACCCTGCCTTCGCAGCAACCATTCGCCCGCTCCCATGCGGCGCGGCGTGTTGCTGCGGAGAACTCCCGGCGCGGTGTCATGCAAACCTCGCAAAATCGCCATGCAGTCTCATCTAAGTCACCATCTCTTCGATTTCGGCCCGAAGGTCCGCTTCTTTGATATGTGGGAGAAGATCGCTGCACACGATATAAACAATCCTGTTGATAAGCCGATGCAGAACATCGCCACGTTGTCGAGAAAGCGATCTAGGAACAACAATGGTGCGCTCATTCTCCACCCCCCAGCGCGCGAACCGTGCGCGTATCTTTAAGTCATCCATGGCGTCCTCTTTACTTTCATAGACGCCACCCTCTGCTAGTTTCGACGCGATGGCCCACAGATATCTTATCTGTTTAAGGTTACGCGGCACGGTGATTTCGGCCCAGACCATATCATCCGGTAACTGCTTGATCTCCTCGTCCGATACCTGATCGATGCCGAAGATGCCGACCTCGCCCGCGAACTTGGCCTTTCGTTTTGCGCAAGCGAACTCGATCATTTCCCTAGCTCTGCTGCGCGTTCCTTAAACAAGTTGTCCCAGTCTTCGATATCCGGGGGGAAACAGGGTTCCCATAACTTCTGCTGGGCAGCGAAGAAGTCGTTCAACCCTGCCGCCGTGTCGAAGCGCGACATCTGATCGATCAGCCAAACCCGGTAAGCGTCAGGATCGTCTTCCGGCTTGGGCTGCGGCGGCGTCTCTGGTTTAGAACGCGCCTTTTCGGCCGCTTTCATCAGATTTTGGTAAGACCTCGGCTTTTCCTGCTCCATGCGGTCAAGCATGGCAAGTTGCTCTGGTGTCAGGTCCGCGCCTGTCCGATAGGCTTCAAGCACTTTCTCCCCGAAGGCTTTCCAATCAACCTTGGACGCCGCGATGTCGTCCGCTATTTGTTCCGGCTTGCTGTATTCCTGTTCTTGCGAGGCGATATCGACTAGCGCTTCTGCTGCCTTACTGGGCGGCTCGATTGCGGGCGCAGGCTCAATTATCTCTTCCGTAGGCCCGGCCTGCTGCATCTCGTCGTGGGTATAGACACCAGACAAGTCCTGCGGGAACGCTTTTCTTAGGGCTAGCGCTTCTGCGCACTTGGCGACCATCACGTCACCCATCTTTGCCCACATGGCGATTGGGCGGTTATCCTTCTTCTGGGCGTAGGCGTCGAAGCGGGCTACGCCCCAGCACGTCTCTTTGAAATCGCTACGGAGAACGCCAATACGGGCAGCGGCGGGCGGTTCGGCGTTCACCCAGACGTCCTGCCAGACACCGTCCGGGCCGCACCAGAACGGACCTACCTGACCGGCGTATTTGCCGTGCCGTTCGGCGACTACTCTAAATCCGTCAATTGCAGTCTGGATGGTGCGAACATCCGCCCACGAACCATCTTCGCGGCGCTCCCGGCGCTTGATCGAGTAGATTTGTCGGGCGAGCGGATCAAGGCCGGTTTTATTGGCTTGGTAGAGGAATAGCTTGAACTCGTTGTCGGACGCGCCTTTGCAGACGGTTTCCTTGATGAGTTGGATTTCCTCTGTGGTCCACGAAGCGGTGATTGAGACATCGGTTTTCTTAACAACAAGCTTGTTCATTTTGCTTCTCTCACGTCGCCTGTCTTAGGGATAGCGCGCCTGCGCGGTTGCGGGTGACAGTGATGCCGTGGCCAAAGCACAGCTTGGCGTCAGGCGGGACCATACCCTTGATCTCTCGTTCAGCCTTCTTGGCTATTTCCGCAGCGCCGTAAGCCTGTATCCAGCCATCAGCCAGTATCTTCCATTTCGGGTCTTGGCCCATGTCATATTCTTTGACGGCAAGCACTGGCGGAGGTGGGGCTGCCGGTAGCTCTACCGGAGGTGTCCTGCTGCGGACGCACAGCCAGAACGCTGCCGCCCGCGACCATAGCTCCCGGCCATATTTGCGATCATACGGGATAAACTCGATTATCGGTTCCGCCCCGCCGATGATAACGGAGATCGCGCACTCTTGCGCCTTGCACACCATCATCTGCCAGTGGAGTTGGGGCTGATAGCGCGCGATAACGTCAGTGATGTTATATCGAAGGTTTACACACTTAGCTTCTATTGGGCAGGATCGGGCGTGCAACCAGCCGTCGAGGGTGGCAGCAGTCCAATCGAGACTGCCGACACCAACGACGACCTCCCCCTTTCTGGTTACCGGGCCAAACTTTTTGGCAGCAAACTCTAAGTTTAGCTCTTCGGTAACCTCCCCCAATCGAACCGGCCAATTGTCACTAAAGTCCGGTTCGACGTAGCGCGGATCGCCTGTGTGCATGAGCCACAGATCGTTGATCTTGTACGGATCACCGTTCATCAGGATGTTCGCTTCTGATCCTGTGAAGTGACCCTTGCGCAGTTCACGTTGTTTATCGGTCAGTGCCATTTAATCAAGAACCTCAGAGAGGCTGGTTAGTCCGTACTGCTTCAAATAATCCGCGACGTTAACGGAAAAATCAGCCCTGCGGATAGTTTGGTTAGCGAGTATGTTTTTCATTTCGGCATTGGCTAGCCATTCTTGGTAGGTCGCCTGCAATGACGGCACCCACTGCGCATCGCTGCCTTTCTCGATGGCGATCCACTGTGGTAATCGCGGCAGAATGGCGCGAAGTTCGGGTGGAGCACCGTTGTTCAGAACAGCGCGAAAGCTGTCTTCCGGCAGGGTTTTAATCAACTGCGATTTGGCTTCGCGGGCAATAATGCTCCGCACTGCCATCACTATATCAGCGCGCCCGATACCGAACGCCTGATAACCACCGCGCCGCTCGATCTGGGAGTAAACCATAGTCACGATATTATTCAGGGTAGTGCGGCCTCGATTGGCCGCTTCCCGTCGCAGGGTGCTTGTGACCAGTTGCTGTATTTTACGCGGTGCGTTGGGCATAGCGTTTCTCCCACTGCTCCGACAGCTCAGCGAGCCACCGCGTTGCGTTTTCTAATTCACGTTCGTTGTCGCGGTTCCATAGCTGATGCAAATGCGCCTTGGATAGAAATTGCAGCGGCGTAATTTCGTCTGCCACGTCAGAGAGCGCTTTGACGGCACGGCGAACACCGTAGATCAGCGTGCGTTGTTGTTCTACGGCCTCTGCCTCTTCCTTGGTGTGACCGAAGTAATAATTGCCGTCGCTTGCCAGATGCGGCTTACCGGTATCGCGTGCTTTTTGATTGGCTTCCGCTGGCTTGGGTAAATGTTTCTTGACGACTTCCTTGGCTTCGCGTGGCTTGACTGATCGCCGTTTAGCCAGATCAATAACCTCCGCAATCGCTTCGTCAGGCGTCTGTTCCTGAGCCAATAACTTCATAACCTTGACGCTGAGATTTTCAGCGCCGGGTCTGCCAGACAACCGTTCGTGGCAGCGGATCATCCTTGAAGCGTAGTCAGCGCTGAGATTGACTTCGGCCTTAAGCCACTGTGACCACCCCGGTAGATGGTCGCCCCTTCGCCTAATCGGTTTCGCGGCCGATCTTTCGGCAAAAACTAGGCGAGCGCGTGCCAGCGCGGCTCCGATCTTGAGAGCGTTATTGACCCACTCTTTCATCAGGCCGCGAATTTCCTTCGCTGCCTTGGTGAGATCAGCGTTATCGATTGTCGGCATCGGAGTTCCCCTTTTGGCAGTTGTCCAGACGGCGGGCCGCGTTTCATCAGTTCACCAGTTCGTCCCAATGTTCGAAGACGTAGGCGGTGGCGTTTAGTTTGGCGTCTTCCTCACTCATGCCTTCGGACAGCAAGTTGTGATAAGCGCGCAAAACTAGGACGCGATCCTTCGCGCTCGTAAGGTCCAACGTCTCTGGCTTCTTCCGGTGCTTCCGAAACCTGTAGCTCATAGTAAGCCTCCATAATCTTACGCGGGTTGATAGCCTTTAGCGGTCCTATGCTCTGGCTTTCGCCGGGGTATCGCCACCGCTGTAGCAGGCTACCTTTGTGTTGTGTCTACCGATGCCCGCGTTCACCGGCCGAGATTAGGCGACCCCTAAGCGTCAACCTGCATCAACTTGCGCAACCCCTCTAAAAGCGGACGAACCGCGTTCTGAGCGATATCCACGCCGCTGTAGCCGATAGTGCCGATTTCTGCCTTGGATGCCGGGACTGCTGCTGCTTTGCGTGCCATATTAAACCCCTTTGGTTTGTTGTTGCGTGATTGACGTTGTTAGTGTAGCGTGTCTAACTACACTGTCAAGAGGGTTGTGCGATGATGTGCAGGCACAAAGTTATCGCCTACCACGGCAACAACAAAGCCACGTTTGAGTGTCCTAACGGACACCGACGGCGGATGGCTGTAATCCCGTTGAGGCATCGCAAGCAGCGTCCACCAACTGAAACGGCGGTCCAGTTGATCCTTCATTGGTGGCAGAGCACCGGGTGCTCTATGGATTGTCCCAAATGCAAGTAAATGAGAAAGTCTTACTGATGCGCGGCGACTTATGGACTGATGAGAACAAGAAAGTGGTGCGCGACTATTGGATGCAGGGCTATTCGGCGCTCTGGATTGGGAACAAGCTGGGCAAGTCCCGGCGTTCTATCATGGGCCTTGTCTGGCGATTGGGGCTGATGCGGGTACCGCGTCCCAAGAACCCTGCCCCGATGACCCATGGCGAGAACCGGGGTACGGTGGGGCGGAAGTCAATTAAGGCAATCTTGGGCCAGAAGCGATCCGATGGGAACCCGGTGACGGTCAAGGACATCCCGATGCCGGAACCTTCCGTAGCTGCCAAGACTAGCTACCGGGAGGGGGGCAAGGTCACCATCCTCGATCTGGGGCCGGGGATGTGCAAATGGCCGATTGGCGACCCCCAGACTGCCGACTTCGGCTACTGTGGTGCCCCCTGTTCGGATGATCTCTCCCCGTATTGCGTTATCCACAAGAAAGTTGCCTACCACGGTTTGCGCTATCCCAGCGGCAGAGGCTTCGTCATCAAGAGGGCGGTGTGATGGAATACCGGGTTATTATTAAGCCCTCCCGCAAGGGCGTCTTCGATTACAAGGTGGCGGGAAGCCCCGTACAGGGGCGTTCCCAGCGCCCGCTGTTTGCTGCCTGCCGTCAATTAAAACAAATAGGCGCAAGCCCCTATGCCCTTGCTGCCCTATTCCATGAGGGGTCGGCGGTGTGGGCTGTCCGCTGCACGGTAGGCAAGGGGGCAGAGCTAGCGGATGAGTGATACGGTATTAGACCTGACCCTGCCCCCGTCAGTGAACACGACGCGGCGGGTCGATTACTGGGGGCATCAGAAAGCTGAAAACTGGCGTAAGGACAACGACAAGCGCCTGATGGTTAATCGACAAAATAAATACGAAACCATTGTTGGGGCCTACGAGATTACAATCCATATCCGTCGCACCACTATGAGAAAAGACCCGGACAACATACTGAAGTGCCTGCTGGATTATTGCGTATCCCGTGGGGCAGTTTCCGACGACGGGCCGCAGCACATCGAGAGCATCCACGTCTTATGGGCGGACGACCTACCGGAGCAATGCCGCGTCACCATCCGACCACTTTCCACTTGACGGAATTACGTCAGGAGGATTACAAAAAGATTGCGGCGATCTGACCGGGTGGGGCAGACCGCCGCGAAACTCGATGCTAGCTTGCAGGCACATCGAGGCTGAATTGGCAGAACTCTTATCCTAACTGCCGGTTCCAATCAAGCCCTGCAAGACGAAAACCGCCACTGCCAGAGCGCTCTGGTGCGGTGGCATACCCCGGAGCAGAGGTAACCCCTCTCTTCCGGGGCTGGTCCCTGCTGTGCGTAAGATTAGTGCTCTTACTTACCAAGAGGCTTGCTCCTCTTACTTCGCTAAACCTCTGAGCCACAATAAAGAAAGAGGCTTGGCGAGGAAGAGAGGATACCAAGCCGGTAACTCAGACTAGAGGTTCCTGCACATGCCTAACGAGATTGTTCTGGTGAATTACGACGCTGCCTGTCGGGCATTGGAGATCGCTAGATCGATTGATGAAGTGGAAAAAATACGTGATGCGGCATTTGTACTCAAAGCCTATGCCAAGCAGGCTAAAAACAAGAATTTAGAGGCAAACGCCTTCGAAATACGGGTCCGGGCGGAACGGAAGGTTGGGGAGATGATGGCGAACGGTCGTGGTGACCGCGCCCCGGAAGGACGCCCAAACGGGCACCGGCAAAACCCGTTACCTACGCTTCGGGATAACGGGATCGATAAGGGATTGGCGCATCGCGCTCGTAAGCTCGCCAAACTAACAGACAAAGAGTTCAAGCTGTTTGTGATCGATGGTCGAGCCAATGTTGAGCACGCTGTCGAGCGCAGCGCATTTATGAAACCGCGCCGCAGCCCGGAGTACAAAGGCATCATCTGTCCAAAATGCGGTTATGAGGTTCGCCGTGGATGAGGAACAACGGTTTCGCGAAGCTGTCGTTAAACAGTGGGCGGCTGTATTTCGTGTTGCTCAATATCTTCATAGCAAAGGGAATTGTTTAGTTCAGGTTAACCCACTCCGGATCAGACCAAGTTTCGAGCAGCGTAATGGTTATGGTGATGATGCTGATATTCTACTGCAAATGGTAGATAGTGTTCGTTGGTGGAAGATCGAAGTTAAGTGGAAACAGTTAGAGTTTATCGATCAATATCCGTTCCCCACGGTATTTTTAGATCGCATTGATAAATCAGACGCGGCTGAACCTGACGGTTATTACATCGTGAACCAAGCCATGAGCCATGCCGTGCAAGTTATGGCTAGAACTCGTCCGTCGTGGACGACTGTAACCACCATGGACACAAAAAAAGGTTACGAGTTTTCTTGCTACCAATGTCCAGTCGCGCTGACAAAAATTGTGGTGCTGTGATGTCGCGCAAGCTCTCGCACAACGGGCTGATTGAATTGAAGGTGAAGAACGGCGATCCGCGCGAAACTTATGCAGGTCTGTTATGGATAGCACAGCACAAGGGCTACAAGTGGGGCTGGGTCTGTCACAAGTTCAGGGCGATCTTCGGCAAGTGGCCGCGCCCTCAATCGAAGGTCGATCCAGTGGAGCCTAAGTTAGAGCTACGGGAGTGGCTGGGGATCATCAACAGCCGCTATCGCGCCCAAAAGAAGCGCGAAGAAGAGAGGGTGCAAGCGCTGAAGGAAGCTGGTATGCTGCCATCGTTTATGACGCCGGAAGATTGGGATGTCCGGTTATAGCCTGTGGCGCTCCATGGAAGGCAAAGAGAAAGTCTCTAAGGCGTCCGTCAACTATCGTAGGGCCGATGGTCCGCGCCGCTGTGGTAATTGCGATATGTACTATCCCGCCAGCCCCCTGATCGGTAGTTGCGAGCTAGTGCGTGGGGTAATCGACAGTCAGGATCGATGCGCAGAATGGGTGCAGATCGGCGCTGCGCGCAAAAGCCGAACCGAAGGTTACGAAGAACAGAACAAGCCGAAATCACCCGGCGGCTAGCGATTGCGGTCAGAAATAACGGCTAGCTGTGTTGCGACGCATAGCACCAGATAAGCAATGACAATCAGTAGAAAGATTTCCATGTCATGTAGTATATCAAACTACGCCTGGAAAGGCAAATAGCGTTAGGTTTTACGTTTGGGTTAGGTTTTTCGTTTAGATTTTATGTTTGCATTAGGTTTTACGTTAGAAATTACGTTTGGGTTAGAAATCTCGTTTAGTTTATGGCGCGGGATTTGCCGCCGTCCATTGCGCGCCCCGCGCGCCATCAGGCGAGGCGGACGCGGGGCAGGGCGGCTTGCGCCGTCCTGTCCCGTAGCGGATCAATCCAATCCCCAAAGCTTGCGCGCGGCTTTGATCTCGGCGGCGCGTTCCTTGTCGCGGTTGTCTTGGTAGGCGTGGAATGCCGTGTTAGTCGGTTCCCCGTTTATGCGGCAGTCACAGCCCTCGCCCGCGCGTACCAAGGTAAGCGCCGCCGCGTTAAGGTGCGGCGGGCCTAGCCGGGTAAGGGCGCAGCTACTCTCCGCGCCCTCCCAGCGCAGTGACGGGCAAGGGCCACGGTCGCGCCCGTGAACGGCGCGGCCGATCTCGCATAGGGTTACGAGGCAACAGACCCCGCAACGGTTGCAAGCCGCCCCGTGAGGCGGCTTGCGTTGCGCGATGTCGCGCGGGATTAGCGCGGCCGGTTTCATGGCGTTTCCGCCACTTGCGAAAGTTGCCCCAAGGTGTCGCGGTAAAGCAGGCGCGCGCCCGGAAACCGTTTCCGCATATCGCGCGCAACTGTCATCAGATACGCTTGCGGCGACCACGGCAACGGCAACTCTACATCTTCCGGCATGCCATCAATGCCGTATAGCCAAGCGCCCCAATAGTCGCGGCGCTTTTCCAAGATGATCTTTTTCATGGCGCACCGATCCCGACAGCGAAAGCAATGCAAAGGCACATTGCTAGCGCGTCAATCAAAGGCTGATAGTCCATAGCAACCTCTTTCAATCGTGCCGCATGATTGCGTCACGGTCACAAAGTGACAAACGCCGCGCGTCGAAACGCGCGGCAATAAGTTAAGCGCCAATGCAATCGGAGAGCATTGTCTCGCCGATGTGATCTTTGAACGCTTTCAAAACTTTTTGATAGGTTACGCCTGTTTCATCTAAGTCGCGCCAATGTGTGCGACCGTCGGAAGCTACGCGCCAGTAGTCTTTTGGCGGCGTGCTAACGGCGGGACCGTACACGGTCGCCGCTTTGTAGAGCGCGGGATAATGACGCCGGGTTATTTTATAGGACTTGCCATTAAAAGTTATTTGCCACTCGTTTGCCGTTGTTCCTATTCGCATAGCAAAACCCCTTTCGGTTGCGTGCTGTCGGTTGACAACACTATGACGGGGCGCATGCGCCCCGCTTAGTGCAGTCAATTTTCTACTTTCCGATAACGGTAGGTCAGGACAACAGCCGCAAGTCGCGCGGCGATTTGGCGCTTTGCTTCCAATGGTTGGTTGGTTTCCTCCCATTGCCAAAGCGCGTTTAATGCCCGTGGTGCCATGACACTCCCCCGTCATGTGAGTGAACGCCCTGCGCTAGCGCCTTGGTGTTGACTGGCCTACCCGCCATTGCCTCGGCGCGTGCGATCTCAGCTTGCACCAGTGCATTGCCTTGCGTCTTGATACGCCGATACGCGCACGCGTCAGTGATGCCGTCGCGATCCGTTTCACTCCAGCCCGCGAACGTGATCGCTCCCGTGGTCTTATCGACAACGGGGCGCACTTGTCGCTTAAGCAGTTTTAGCGCTAGCGCGTCCACTGCTTTTCGTACTTCCGCCGCGCGTTCCTGAATTGTCTGGCGCGGTTTTAATCTGGTATTGCATGGCATGGTAAACCCCTTTCCTGTTGCGTTACCGTCACGTTGCAAAGTGACAAATGCGGCGGAGCAAACGTCCCGCCGCAATAGTTTACAGATCAATGCCTCGATCAATCGCGGCTTGCACGTCTTCTAGTTTCATTGTTTCGGCTAAGTCGCGGCCGACTTGCACGGCGTCAAAGTCAACGCCCCGGCCTTCCGCCTCCGGCGCGGCGACTGGCGCTTGCACGTCGTCGCCAATTTCCAGAAACGCGGTGCGACTTTCTTCGAGTTGTTTGAACACGGTCGCATCAATTTCAACGGCCGCAGTTTCGCCCGCCTTGGTAATGGCGCGCGCCTGTTTGCGCACGGCATCAATCGAAGCTTGCAAGCGTTCCTGCGCTTCCGGCGTCAAAGATTTGCCGACCGACTGCGCAGTGTTTGCAGCTTTGCGGATTGCATCCGGGTCAAGGTTTTTGACGCCTTGCGCCATTGCATCCAACAAGTCGCGGACTTCGCTGTTAATAAGTTGCATCCAACGCAAGTCGTCGGGCGCAACTTCCGTCATAGCCGGGTAAACGCTAATCCGCGTTACGTTTGCCTTAGCGTTAAAATCGCGCGCTAATGCCTCCGCCTCCGCGATAGCCTTTTCCAGATTGTCGCGATTTGCCACGGGGCAAATCAGGAAGTTGCCCACGGTGCAACAGCCAGTGATAAGCGAGCGGCACCGGCTCCGGGTTTTTACCGCAAGCTCATGTTCCGCTTTGTCTAGCGTGATGCGGCGAGTATTCCACTCCGCTTCGCTAGTCTGTCCGTTCTCTAGCAAATGTTCGGCTTCCACATTTGTTTTGAAGTAGCGAACATTGCCACTGATCGAAGTTTTTAGCGTGACCAGCGTTCCGGGTCGAATTGTAGAAACGCGCATGTTAAACCCCTTTCGGTTTAAGTCAGCTTGCACCATTGCAAATTGACAAACACCGCGCCCGACTTAGAGCGCGGCAAAGTTATTTGTTAAATTTCAACGCCGCTTAATTGCTGCGCTGTTACTTGCTCGGCCGCTGTTGCTAGCCGCGCCTTGCCGATTGCCCATTGCCGCAAGCCTGCGATTTTGTCACTTGCAGTTTTTGCGAGCGGGACGGTTTGTTCCGCAGCCGCCAGCAAGTCAGCTGTGGTGATCGCGCGCGCGTTGTCGGCGTATGCGGCATACATTGCCGTCGGGATAAGCTCCGCAACTTCGCTGCCCGTAAAGCCGTATTGCGCGGCATCACGAAAGCACGCGCTAGCAACGCGGTCCAAATCAAGACCGTCTGCCGCGCGCCCGTTAGTGCGCAGTGAAGCTTGCAAGATTGACTTACGCTCTGAGACTGTCGGCAGGTCCACGAAAAACACTTCGTCAAACCGGCCCTTGCGCATTAGTTCTGGAGGCAGTTTCGACACGTCGTTAGCAGTGGCGATCACGAACGCTTCGCCTTGCCGCTCTTGCATCCAAGTCAGCACTGAACCAAGTGCGTCGGTTGATACGCCACCATCCGCACTCCCGTCTGTCGCGCCCGCAAGCGCTTTTTCCACTTCGTCTAACCAAACGACGCAACGGCCGATGGCTTCGATAACGCGGAACGCTTTGCGAATGTTCTGTTCGCTCTCGCCGACAAACTTGCTTTTGAGCGCGCCCAGATCAAGCCGGATAAGCGGGATACCTAACGCCGTCGCGATTGCTTTCGCCGTTAGGGATTTGCCGCAACCCGGAACGCCGACAAGCATGCAGCCTTTACGCGGTTTCAAACCGTATCGGCGCGCCTTTTCGGACCATGCATCAGCAATGGTCAACAACCACGCCTTTAGGTTTTCCAAACCGCCTACGCTGTCGAGACCGCCTGCAATTGGGTCGTACCATTCCATTATTCGTTCTTTACTAATGACGCGCTTTTTCTCGCTCGCCACTAGCAACGCATCAATGGTCCGACACTTCACCAGCGATGTGGAATAGGCGTTTTGCGTGTCCGCCTCGGACAAACCTAACGCCGCGTCAACAGCGGCATCACGTTTGCCGTTTGTCAGGTTCGCAAGTTCAGGAAGCTTGTTGACGTTGGTCGCAATCGCCGCGTCGAGGATCGCGGCAATTTCGATTTTGTCCGGCAACGGCCAATCAATAACCGTTGCATGGTCACTTAACTCGTCTGGCACTTTGCCAGACGGCGAGATCACAACGATAGCCTGCGCAGTGTTTTGCGCCATGCGCGGCCGTGCCAGTGCGATATTTCGCACCGCCCGGAGCACGCTAGCGCCCGGCATGCCTTCGAGCCACACGGGCAGATCACGCATGATCCACACGTTACGGTCGCTGTCGCCGTCACGCATTGTCTGCCGCGACTTGTTCAAGATGACGCCTAGCATTTCGCTAGGGTCATTTGATTGCGTGAGTTGCAACGGCTTGCCGCTCAACTCGCATGGTCCCTGCGCAATATCCCACGTGCGGCACTGATACGCCGCAGCGTTTGCCGCTTGCGCGATGTAACGCTCGGCGCGGCTTTCCTCTTTAGTCACGACCCAAAGCAAGGCAATGCGCGCTTGCAACGCCGCTTTGATGTCGGCCATGACGCGTTGTGACTTAGTGGTAAGTGCGACTTGCGCCGATACGTTCACAGCGTCGGCTGTGGTGTTTGTTAGATCAGACATGATTAACCTACCTTGTAAGCAGTGCAGGTCCGCTGCACGCGGGTCAAATTGACAAACGCCCCGCGACTTAGCGAGGCTGTAAATAAAAATGATTTACTGTTTGGGAATTGGATATTGCCGTCGCCCGCCTTTGACTTTCAAAGCGGCTTACTGGGCCGGTTACAGGCACATGTGAGGCGCGGCGCGGGCTGTTACCCTTATCGCCTGACCCTGCGGTGCGCTGGATCGGTGGAACCCTAGTCCCTTGGGCGT